ACCAACATACTGATATACAGTAGCATATATTCTATTAGATGGTACAGTAGTAGTTGTAAATTGTAATATACCGCTTTTATAATCAAATTGATATGACGCACTTGGACTTAATGGAGTGAATGTTATACCATTAGCAGAAGTAAACAATGCAATATTATAACCTGGAGGATTACCGTTGTTATCTGCATCTGCACTTTGATTGACGATGTTTGAATCGCTTATATACTTTGGACTTATGAAATTGGTTTGTTGTCCAACATCAATCAATTGACTTCCGATACCAGCAACACTGCCTGTTGGAGAAGTAAAGTACCAAACGGAACTACCAGTAACAGTATTATTTGCGACTGTAAGAGGCCATTTATACCAATATTTTATTACACCAGATGTAACTGTAGTACCAGCAGTTGCACTTGATGAATAAGGAAGACTTGCACTAGGTATTAGATTGGTTTGAGACCAAATTTCAGAAGAACCTATTTGGATTGTAGATGCAAATGCTTCTTGAGAATCGGTAAGATCGGTACTGGTGTATCGTCTTCCAACTAAAAGTCTTATTGCTTTTGTAAGAGTATCAAATGCCATATAGTATAATTATGCGAATTTTTCTATTTTCAAACTTGTTAATGGAGTTGGACTTCCATTATATCTTACTATAACATATAATTCATCTTTACTTGCGACTGTACTATCCAATGTCATACCGTCAACATTTCTTAATGGTATATTAATTACACCACCACTGTTACTTGCACCACTACCATTATTACCGTATAAGTCTATATTTGCACTAAATGGATTTTTACCGTCTGTAGACAAATTGGAAGTGGATATGTTTGAAGAAACAATGTTATTAGCTAAATTGGCAATATCATATATTCTGCATCTAGCATAAGTATTTGAATTACCGCTTTCAAATATCAATCCAATTGCAATACTATTTGCAGTAGTTTCATCCCATTTAACTAATGTAGTATTACCAGTAAGTGTGATTCTTAATGTATTTACAACAGCGGTTGTTTTAAAATATCTTACATAATATTTGTAAGTTGTACCATATGATGATGGATACCAATATCCATTTGCACCACCTTGATTCACTAAGAATCCCGGCTTAACTTGAAGACTGGATGTTGGTAGATATGATGCACTATTGAAATAACTTCCACTTGAATTTAATAAATTGTCATTTAATACCATTCTGTATGATTCATCCAAGAATTGTTCTGTATTTGGATTCGTACTGAATGTTAAAGAACCTGTTGTATATCCTTCGGGTCTTCCGTAGTATAATAAACTACCACTTGCGCTAGGAATTCCAAATGAACCAGCAGTATGAATAGTTGCTGTTTGACTTCCAAGTGTTGTTCCTGAACCAGCTCTATTGTATGTGGTATTATTAACAATAAATGTTGTTATTGTTGCTCCTGATGACGCTGCTGTGGTTCCAGTACCAACTGCACTCATTGTTACACCGAATACAATTATATCTGATTCAAATGGATATGAACCAACAGTTCTTGTTGTTGTATAATCTGAAGACTTTACAACATTTGCGGTTTGTATTGTTGGATTTGTAGTTAAAGTTGTTGTATTTGCAGTAGTTAAACCTAATGCGTTACTTGGAATTGTTGTTGTTGAAACTGTTCCATTATAATATAAAGGATTGAATGCATTACTTGCGGTAACAGTGTATATATAAGACGATCCACTTGTAATGTATGGTGCGCCGCTTAAACTTCTAGTTACAATGGATGATGCGGTGATTGTACTTCCTGGAGAACTGATTGTTTGAGTAAAATTACCGTCAACTAATGGAGTATAATATTGCGTTAAATTGCTGCCTGTAAAATAAGAATATGTTGAACTACCAGAATTTATTCCTACAAATCCAGATATAATATAAATACCAGAACTACTTACCGAAGACAAACTGATACTATTTGTTAAATTTGATCCTGTAAAATTATTAAAATATCCATCTTGATATATTGGTGGTATAACCGCCATATTTGCGGATGGAATTATTCTTAATGCGATTGGAGTTGCAATACTTAAAGTACCATTATCACTAGATTGACTTACTACAACATTGGTATTATTGGTATAGTTTACTGTTCCAACACTACTTGATGCAAATGTAAGTGTGAATGATCCGCTTAATCTTACGGTATTTAATGCGCCGTTATTTAATAAACCCAATCCAAATGCATTTGTTCCTAAACTGGAACTTACTGTGGTAGATCCACCTACTGTACTTCCATACAATGCGTAATTTGCAGCATTTCTAAATGTATATCCACTAAAAATTGTTTGTCCGATTGTTGCCCATCCAAGAGGTTGCAGATAGTTTACATATTGATTAGTCGAACCACTTGGTATTCGTCCATTAATTGTAATCGTCGATCCTACATTAGTATTTGTTGTTGAAACACTACTTAAAATTTTTGTATTTGGAGCAGGAATAGGGAAACTCGCACTAAATGCTCCGGCTAAAAATCTTAGAGCATCTGATACATTGGTATCTGATGTCCAAGTTGAAAAATAAGAACCTGTCATAGAATTACCCCACGGATATGATGTACTTGGTATTCCAACATTTATATTTGATGATGATATTCTACCAGATACGGAAATTGCACCGTCATATGTTAATGTATTTCCTATTTCTGATAGATTTGATGCGGTTAAATTACCAATCGCAGTTTCAACTTTTAAAAATGTATTTACTGGAAGTTGTTTTTCATTTCCAAAATCACTTACCGGACCTTGTAATATTAGTGCGCTGCTAGTTACGACAGGACTAGAACCAGTTTGATTGTTAGTCAATAACCAGTAATTGTTTGCACTATCCCATAACAATGAACTGGTAACAGAAGTGTTACTACCACTGTCAGTTAAATCTAATCCAGCATATCTTTGACTAAAAGAACCTGTACTCCAAGCATTTAATTGTATTCTATTATCACCAATTATTACTGTGCTTGAACTAATATTCACTACAGAACTGGTACCAAATACAGTTAAGTCTCCATATAATACGGTGATACCTTTTACAGACAATGTACCTAACTCTGTATTGCCACTTGCGCTTATATTACTTGATGTAACATTGGTTAAATTAGAATTTAATGCGGTTAAATTATTAGTAATTATAGAACTACCTGATAAACTACCACTTAAACTTCCAATAAATACAGAAGAGCTTATTACTGATGCGGTAACATTAGTAAAATTTGCTGTGCTTGATGTAAGTGTCCCAATAGCAACACCTTCTAATGTAGATGTACCAATAACAGATCCTGTAGAATCTGTTCTTAATATGAGACTATTACCGTTAACATATTTTTCTTGATATGCGGTATTAGTTACATTTCGCTGGTCAAACCTGATATCTTTAGCACTTGCCATATTTTATAAATATTGAATATTTATACTTAATTACATTATATTTATAAAGGATTATGTCATACCCAATTGAAAAGTTAGAAAATCAAATGCTTGACTTGATAGATGAAGTTTATGCAGATAGTGGATTGGGTAGATGGTTTGGCAAAGGTGGTGGAGGCAGTTCATCCGGCGGTGGTTGGGATAGATACAATAGTAGCGGTAAAAAAGCTGGTAAATGTGGTGATGCAAAAAAAGGAAGCAGTTATAGTGCTTGTTTAGGCAAAAAGTATGCTGATAGATTAAGATCTAAGGGTGGTAAAAAAGCTATTGCAAATTGGGTAAAAAGAAAAAAGTCTGCTCAAAATAAAGCTGGTAGAGGAGAAAAAGGCAGTGGTGGCAAAGGTAAAGCTCCTGTAAAAGTAAGTTATAAAGAAACATTATCAAGAGATTAATAATAACTTGATTTTCATTTATTATATCGTAATATATACACATATACAAATATGTATAAATGTATGAATAAATTTTATATTATAGATACTACACAACGAAACGAACCTTTTATATTTGAAAATGTACAAGGTTTAATTACACATTTAGAAGGTACTGTTAAACGAAAGTTTGGACAAACCAGAGCCAATTATATGCAAAATCTAATTGATTTGGGACATGGTTACGATGATCGTGAAGGTAGAACTTTTACAGAATCAATGCGAACAATATTTAATATTGGCATTGTTTCAAAAGGTGGTATATTGAAGAACTGTAACATCCATGATGTTGCACAGTATAGTAAATACCGAACTGAAATGGGTGATTAAACATGATTAATTTGGATGTAAAATGGAGTGACGTTTATGAAATTGAATCTAAAAGTGGAATACCACTATGGACACGACATTGGTTAATACCAATGAAGTGTCGTAATGAATTCTTTGTTTATTGGAAGAGTAATAGTTTTAAGTTAAAAGAAAAAGGTTACGGTGTTAAAAAAATAGACAATGATTGGTTATTAACAGAAACACATACAACTGAAGATCAATTTTCTAAAAAGAAAATAGTGAATACAGTTAAATCAGACGAACCACTTAAATCATATGAAGTTAAAACAACTGATGGTTTGCGTCCTTGGCAAGTTAATGCGGTTTCAAAATTGTGTTCTGCCATTAAGAAATGGGGATGTGCAATTGATGGTAGTGACGTAGGCGTAGGCAAAACATATAATGCATGTGGTACTGCAAGAGAATTAGATATGGACATTGTTGTAGTATGTCCAAAAGCAGTAATGGAATCTTGGAAACGAGTAATTAAGAACCATTTTAAGTTGAATCATAGATTGATAGGTGTTATTAATTATGAAATGTTGCGAATGGGTAAAAAAGACAGTATGATTGCATCTTATGTTAAGAGAAGAGATACTAGACGCAATGAATTTGTTTGGAATATTCCTAAATCTACATTAATCATTTGGGATGAAAGTCAAAAACTAAAGGGTGCAAATACAAAAAATAGTGAAACTTGTTTATCCGCATTAAAACAAGGTTACAAGATGTTATTTTGTAGTGCAACTAATGCAACTAATCCACTTGAGTTAAAGACAGTTGGTATGGCAATTAAGTTGTTTGAAAATAGTAAACAATATTATACTTGGTTATATGCGCATGGTGTTTCCAAAGGTAGATTTGGATTACAATTTAATGACGACAAAGAAGTATTGAAAAAACTTCATGGAGATATATTTGTTAATAGAGGAGTAAGATTAACCAGAGATACAATTCCTAATTTTCCAGAAAGTCAAATTGATGCTGAATGTTATGATATGGAAGAAGATGCTCAAAATAAAATTAATAACATTTATTCAGAAATGGAAGATGAATTAGCTAAGTTACAAAAGAAGATAAAGAAAGAAAGTAAGGAAAACACTAGCGAATTGACTGCAATTCTTAGGGCAAGACAAAAAATAGAATTAGTTAAGGTGCCATTATTCATTGAAATGGTTGAAGAAGCAATTGAAAATGGAATGAGTGTAGTAGTATTTTGTAATTTTACTGAAACTATTGATGCTTTATCAGAAAGATTAAATACTAAATGTATTGTTAACGGTGAAGCTAAGTATGCAAAAGCTAGACAACAAAATATTGATGATTTTCAATCAGATAAAGAACGAATAATATTAGTTAATATTCAAGCTGGTGGTGCTGGATTAAGTTTACATGATTTGAATGGAAATCATCCACGTATGTCATTGATTAGTCCTAGTTATTCTGCAGTATTAATGCGTCAAGCTACTGGACGAGTTTGGCGTGACAGTGCTAAAAGTAAAAGTATACAAAAGATTGTATTTGTTGCAAAAACCGTAGAAGAAAAAGTTTGTGATAGTGTAAAGCTTAAACTTGAAAATATGGATTTACTAAATGATGGAGATTTAACAACATGAAAAAAATTGTAGTAACCAGCCTAAATTGGAAAGAAATAGTTGAAGTAGACGATTCAATATTTGACGATTATAAAGTAGAAGCCTGTACACAAGCAATGGAAAGAGCAATTAATAATGGAAATTCTACCGTTACTGCGTTATTACAATGTTGGCTTGAACCAAAGAACAATAAGTCAAAGAAAACAGTATCAGTATACAATACATATAAGATATTGATTAACGCAGGATTTCATAGTAAAGCAGAAATCTTAAGATCTGTATTTTTATCAAGAACTAAAGTAGATTTGGCAGATGAGCCAATTAAAGGTTAATTATGAACAATACCCCAGATATAAATGTTATCTTGGCCCAAATGGCTGAAATGCAAAAACAGTTAAATGATTTACAATCTCTTAAGAAAGATGTTAAAGAAATAAAAGAAATTAGTAGTATTGGTGAAGATGTTGCTAAAGAGGTTGCGGATGAAGTAAATCAATTAAAAGAAAATGGTGTTAGTATTCCACATTTGGAAAAACAAGCACAATCGGTATTGTTTCCAAAAAGAACTGAAAAGGTTGGAATTGCAAGAATTTTGTTAGAATCTGAAATTAGGGAAGCAAGAGAAACTAGTAGAAGTGCAAAAGAATGTTCTAAAAAATTAGGAGTAAGTTATACAACATATAAAAAATATGCTAAAATGTATGGTGTTCATGTTATTTGTGATCCTACTGTAAGAAAGACTAAAGATTTAAATAGTACAATTGATCCGAATAAAGGAAGATACCCATTAAGTAAGATATTGTCTGGTAAATGTCCTAATTTCCCTATTCATAGATTAAAAGATAAATTGATTAGGTCAGGCACAAAAAAAGCTGAATGTGAACAATGTGGATTTCACGAACGAAGAATTACTGACGGTAAGATTCCATTGTTGTTAAACTTTGAAGATGGTAATAAAACAAATCATAATATAGAAAACTTAAAGATTCTGTGTTACAACTGTACATTTTGTAGTGGTAGGGGATATATTAGACGTGGTACCATACATTTTAATATGGATCCTGATGTAATTCAAGGCGCAAAAAAACCAATAAGAGCTAGATTTTAAAATAAAGTTATTATATCTAACACGATATTTATACTTTATGAAAACATTTAATCATTTAATTGCTAAACACGGTGTATTAATATCTTTTAGTATTGCGAAAAAGTTAAATAGTGATAATATTAAAGCAATTACTGATGAAATTAACAAATTGGGTGGAGACAAGAAAACACGGAGTCAATTATTAGAAGAAGAAATCAAAAGAAATACTATGGATTCGTTGAAATTGACAGATGTACCTGGATTAATAATGACTAAAAGTGAAATCATCAGAGAAAAATTCATAGAAAATAGTTTTATGAAAGATGATAAAACGGTAATTTCATTGATGATACTCGCAAATTTATTATCTAAGAAAATATTAGATAAAAAAGCACCAAAAGAACAAATGTGCTTCATTTTAATTTCTTTGATCAATTCGTTGGGATTGTCAGATACAGATTTCAAAAATTTTCATCAAAAACATAATCCAAATTTTATGGGTGATGACAATGATGATGATTTTGACGACTTCGATGATGACGAAGAAGATATGGAAGACGATGACGAAGATGGGGAATTTTAATAAAAATATACTTTTAATTTATCGTATCCATCTACTATAGTTAGTCCTTTATAGTGCCATTTTTCTTTCTTGGATTTTTCTATTAATTCGGAATAACTAGTGTCATCTTTATTGATTTCTAAAACCGTACCAGAAACATCATTCTTTTGTATTTCTTTTTCTTTTGTTGTTGATATTAAATTTTGAATTAAGTTCTTAAACTTTTCACTTTTATTTATAAAAGCCAATATTTTATTCATAGCCATATCAACATTTTCTTTGGATACATTTTGTTTGATAGTTACACATGGTGAATATAAACCTGGGAAGTCTTTTACTATATTAACAAAATTATCTTTGTCATTTAATATATCCAATATAATTTCTTTTGTAACCATATATTCATATATATACATATACTAACAATTATGTTATTTTTAATATGGTTTTTACTACAAAAGAAAATGAGGGTTCTATGGATATATTAAACATTAATGACGCTAAGGTTTTAATTGGTACTAATAAAGTTGTATTTGTTACCGGTGTTACAGGTCAAGATGGTAGTCACATGGTTGATCATCTTATCAAAACTACTGATTATTTAATTTTTGGTGGTGTCAGAAGATTGAGTATTAAAAATCATGAAAATATTGAACATTTGGATAATAATTCCAGATTTCATTTGGTAAATTTTGATTTAAGTGACGCTCATAGTATCAATAAAATTGTAGAATCATTGAAGCCAGATTATTTCATTAATTTAGCTGCACAAACATTCGTAGGTTCATCATGGGATTTTCCCACACAAACTTGGGAATGTAATACTACAGGTGTGATTCATATTCTAGAAGCAATTAGACAACACAAACCATCTTGTAGATTTTACAATGCAGGTAGCAGTGAAGAATTCGGTGATGTCGCATACATTCCACAAGATGAAAATCATCCCGCTAAACCTCGTAGTCCATATGGTGCTAGTAAATCTGCAGCTAGACAATTAGTAAAAGTATACAGAGAATCTTATCGTTTATATGCAATTCAAGGTTTATTATTCAATCATGAAGGTACTCGTAGAGGTGAAGAATTTGTAACTCGTAAAATTACAAAGGGTGTAGCTAGAATTAAGAAAGCTATAATTGAAGGTAAAAGTTTTGTACCAATTGAATTGGGTAATGTAAAAGCCAAAAGAGATTGGAGTGACGCAGAAGATTTCGTTAAAGGTATTTGGTTGATGTTAAACCAAAAAGCTCCAAATGAATATGTACTTTCCAGCAATGAAACACATACCATTGCAGAATTTGTATGGTATGCTTTTAAATCTGCAGGTATTGAAGGTGCATGGCATGGACAATCCGAATCTTCAGAATTTAGTATTAGTACAAAAGATGCAATCAAATATGATCCAGTAGTTTCTGTCTTGGTTAAAATCAATCCTAAGTTCTACAGACCTGCTGAAGTAGACTTATTACTAGGTGATAGCACCAAAGCCAGAAAAGAATTGGGATGGAAACCAGAAACTTCATTTGAACAACTGGTTGATAAGATGGTTAAAAATGACTTAAAACAAATTGGACTATGAGTGACTCTTATACATTATATAATGAAACGGTAATGGATCATTTTATGAATCCAAGAAATATGGGTGATATAAAAGATGCAGATGCTATTGGTGAAGTAGGCGCCGCCGCATGTGGTGATATCATGAAAATCACTCTTAAAATTGATGATGTTACACAAACAGTAACTGATGCGAGATTTAAGACATTTGGGTGTGGTAGTGCAATAGCTGCTTCATCTATGGCTACAGAACTAATAAAAGGCAGAACTATAGAAGAACTTCAGAAAAATTTTAACAATGATGATATTGTTACTGCGTTGGGCGGCCTCCCCCCAGTGAAAATTCATTGTAGCGTTTTGGCCACCGAGGCACTTAATGCTGCATTGGAAGATTACAAAAAGAAAAAGAAAATTAAATAAATCTACTGTTCATAAATTGGATTAGATTGTTATAATACTTTTCTAATCCTTTTTTTGTAACTCTTTTTTTTGCGCTATTGATTTTATATGCGTTGATCATGTCACTTGTAACTTCCAAGTCACTTTCTTCATTCAACAGTCGAATTTTATCAATTTTATTTTTACGCATAAAAAACTTCTGATGAATAACTATAACATCAGAAGTTTTCGTTATAACTTTTTTATTAAATAGTCAAAAAATGTTTCCAAGTGTGATGTTTTGCTTCTCTAATAAAAGCAGAAATTGGCATTGGATTTGGTTCAATAGGATCTTTTCTTAATTTGATTCCAATTTCACTGTTAAGTTTATTACCTTTTTTACTATTCAATTCTTTTTCACATACAACCATATTAGTCCAAGTGTCACCTCCACCTTTACTACGAGGAATAACATGATCAATAGTAGATTGATCCTTTGATAACTTCTTACCAGTATATTGACAAATACCTTGATCTCTATTCCAAATACCATCTTTGCTAGGTTTTCCTTTAAATGTCTTAATAGGCATCTTATTGAAATTTGTAGCAATGATGACGGTTGGAACCCTAATGCTTCTGGTAGGACTATTTATGAACAAATCCCACGGTCTAATAGACAACAACATCCATTCATCCCATGAAACTGGATTCATACTCTTTGCTTCATCAAAGATTGGTTGTCCATTATCATCCAATTCATATTCAATATCCAATGCTAATGTAGATGGTTTACCATAAGATTCAGAACCACAAAGATCCACAATAGCATCTTTGACGGTTTTAAATCCAACTGGCTGCCAGTTAGCATTAAGATTCAAACATATAAGTTTATTTGCAACATTATTCATAACTCACCTTGTAAAAATAAGTATAGTTTACTTTTTATAAAGGTCAAGAGAAATTTTTTCTTTTGGTTGTAGACTTTCATCTAACCTATCAATAACCATCTGTAAACTGCCAATTTCAAACCATTCATTTTTTTTACTTTTGGCAAAATGCTTCATTTGTTCGTGTATATCTTTTTCCGCACTATAACAGTCTGGATGTTCTATATAATACTCTATTTTGTAATTTCTTAATGGACTGCTTGTTTGATATGTACGCAGTCTTGATTTAATGTCTTCAGTTACCCCTATCTTATAATAAGATGGAAAGTTACTGTTACTAATTACATAAATATAACCTGATTTTTGTCTTTTTTCACCCATTTGTCCAATAAATATAGACAAATTTTAATTTTCTTTTTATTTATTTTAAGTGGTACCCCCATCACCCTTTATTTTTCATCCACATACACATATTCATCACTGAACATACTATATAAATAATCATGATGTTTATCGTCTAATAAATATTCATTAATATCAATAATACGACGGTCATCATCACAATGACACTGCATATGAATTTTATCACGTTTTATCTTTGTCGCTGTATTACAGTAATTGCAGGATATAATTATATCTTCCATACTACATAAAATATCACACTAAATGCAAAAGAAAAGGGGTGTAACTTAATTGTTACACCCCACACAATATTGTAACACTAGGTTACAGATCACTATAGTTCTTCAGTTCAATCTTACCATTCGTGATAGTAATATACTGACTAAGATTACAATCAATACAAATGTTGTTCGCATCAACAATACTAGCAAATCCTTCTCTGTGATATTGTGCAGCTTTACCTGTTTCCCATTGATTAGTATGTCCAACAATTTGTCTCAAATCATCAATAGGTTGAAACTCATGATCAAAATCACACCATACAATACCACCTGCCTTCAAGTTACCGCCACGAGCATGACCAACACCATAAAACCAATGTAAGTCATTAATCTTTAATTTAGTTCTAGCATCATTATCGTTTTCATCCAGATACTTGAAGATAACTTCATTTGTGGCACAAATTGGAGGTAAAAATCGTTTATCCAAACCAGCGTGGGTTAATAGAATATCATCTACAACAATAGACCAGTAGAACTTATCTTGTATATCTCCTCGGACTTTACCAATGACTTTATCTATAGAATCATACTTCCATTGTTCATAACCACTACACCAAGATGTAGGAGCATTAAACAGATAATGTAGATCATGATTGCCAAATAGAGTATAGTTCTTTGGATTGGGAAGAAATACATCCTTTAGATATTTGGCTGTAGCAATATAATTTGAAGTATCATCAAGTGTGAAACTATCAAACCAGTCACCCAAACAAATATTGATATCACCATCTTCTTTTTTGAAGATACGGTCTATCTTTTCATAATTGTTGTGAGGATCAGCCGCAATTACAATCTTTTGTTTATTGGAACTTAACTTTAACATACCTAAAGTATAACACGGTTTATTTCAGAAGTCAATCGATTTTGTTTTAACTTTTGTTAAAATCCACTTGATCATTTCTTTTTTTGTAGATGGAACACCGTATTTTTTAATATTAAAGTATTCCATCTCCAATTCGTATAGTCGTTGAGTAGTGTCCATTTTTTCAAACCATTTTGAATCTGCTGGAGAATCGTCTGTATATTTTTCCAACATTTCTAAACATTCTATTAGAAATTCACATTCAATTTTGGTAAGAATTATTTTTTTCACTTTTCAGTGGATTTGGACTTCTTTTTATCTCCCCAATTGATTTTATCGTAATTGGAATTATAGATTTTCTTGTTCACCTGTCTGGGTTTGTCCCCCTTGCCATTCTGATGTGATTGATTGCTCATAAAAATGTTGATATCCTTTTTCTACAGTGTTAAAAAATTCTCCTTTATTAAACAAATCTTCTGATAAAATTGTATCACTCTTCATAAAATATGAATTTTGATGTGTAATCCAAAATCCTTCTTTAGAGTCATCCTTTTCATATCCGATGAATACAACATTAAACAATTGTTCATCAATATAGGGGCTCAATTCAGGATGTCCTTCTGGAATTGAAAATATATCATTTTCCATCCATTTATCATTTTCACGAATACACATGCATAATTGAATTTCTTGAGATTCTCCAATTTTAGCTTTAAATGCAAATGCGTTTGGTTTTTCCATATTATTCTTCATATTTTTCAATACATTTGCCACAAAGTTGACCGGCACCTTCTATATAATTAACTCTAAAGTCAATGTGTTTATCTTTGGGTTCATTTGTTTCTATTCCACAGACAATACATTCATCCATTTGAATCACTTTAAAGTCACCGTTTTTTAAATTTTCAATATTATTATTCATAATGTTATTTCCACAAAACTTGTAATGTTACGATTAACCCACACAATCCGATTAAAGTCAATGTTTTAATACTTAACCGTTCATTAAAATAAATAGTGGTTAATATGGTGAACATAACAATTCCGATGCTGAATGTAAAAATTCTATTGGGCCACATTTTACCCTCAAAATATTCCGTCAATATCTTTGTTGCATAAATTGATAACAATGTATTAGGTACACTCAACCATATTAACCACATTTCATACTTCTTGTAGAAGTTGTTAATAAACTGACCATATAGCTGATGCCAGCCAATGACATATACTACTAATAGTATTGATACAGCCAAAAACAACTTTGTCATTTTGCCCTCAAAATTGTATTAAATTTATTAACAACTTCTTTACAAACACGACTGCCTTTGCTTAACTCAGCATAAGTGTTGTCATATACATTAACTAAGTCACCCTCTTCAATTTTAGAACCCTCTTTTAATTTAATATACTTTTTAAGTTCAGATTCTTTTACTTCCACTATGTTATCAGCGCTCTTCATACAGTTTTGTTATAGGACTCTATATAAGATTCTATGTTGGATTTTCCGATAGGATTCATACTATGAACTACATATGGAGGATGTTTAATTCCTTTATTCATACAATAATCCACAAGCCATTTTGCACAATCATAACCAGTTTTCTCTTGATATTTATCATAATCAATGCCTCTGTCGTTTAGTCCATCACCATAATGGCAGTCTGATAGATCGTGATCATAACAAACAAACTTAGGAAGTCCACGAAGTGTAATTAAATCAACAAACTCTTGATAGTTTCTTACAAGTGAATAGTGTTGATCTTTTGGGATATCAACCCAAGTGACATTCGTTGGAACACGGATGTCATCCAAAAATAAATTATAGTTGGTTATCATATTTTTTAAGTGATTCTTTTAAATTTTTTAAACTTGTTTCTGTACAAGTCCAGATTACATCTGCTTTGTGTTTTTTACGATACTTATTTGCTTCAGTTAGTGATGCGTCTTCACTGAGACATTCTCCTAAAGAATCAACACATAAGTTGTCATTTTTATCTAAAATTAGAACGTAGTAATTTGTTTTCATTATTTAACCTTCCGTTCCAAGTATACCACAAACTTTTTCATTGGTCTACCACTTTCAAAGGTATCACCGATAAATTCTGCTTTGGTGACACGATATCCTTTTGTTCCATAATCATTCATTACATTTTCAAGTTCAGCATAATCAATGACTGTATGTATTTTTATAGTATATTTGTATTTCATTGTCGTGGAACTACCAAACAACTTAAGTTTGGCATTGTATAACCTTGTTTAATTAGCTCACGGGTATCTTTGACGATTTTATCAAAGTAAGCCAACTTCATCTTGATTTCTTCTTGTTCTTTCTTTGTAAGCTTCTTCATACAGCTACTTCAAACTTTACACTAGGTAGTGGTTCATAGTCAAGTAAAATCGTATCACTATATTGCCAATCATATATTGATTTAAAGTTATCAGTTTTTATGGTTGGTAATTTACCCGTTACATTTCTATTTAACAATTCTTTAATACCATCTATATGATTTAGATAAATGTGTGCGTCTGCAAAAAATCCTACTAACATACCTTCTTTTAAATTAGATTCTTTTGCCAATAGATGTAAAAGCAAACCATAAGTGTTTAAATCATTACCCAACACAAAATCTACACTTCGCATATAATAAAACAAATTAAGTTTACCATCTGTAACATTTACTTGCCAAGCAAAATGACAAGGCGGTAAAGCCATATGTTCTAATGATAGAGGATTCCACGCACTACACAACATTCTTCTACTATTAGGATTAGATTTAAGCGTATCAACTACATCTTTTAATTGATCTATATGTTCTCCACCCCACGGATATGTTACATCGTGAAAATCTCTCCATTGTTTTCCGTAGATTTCTCCCAAGTCATCACATTCTTCCATTTTCTTCTTAGTATCATCATCAGTACCATATGCAACTTGTTGTGGATTACACCATTGATTCCAGTAGTTACATCCTCGTTCTTTATACCATTGTTTGGATGTAATTCCCTTGATAAATCCTTCCAATTCTATTGCGGCTGATTTAAATGGAACTTTTCTAAGTGTAAGCAATGGATATCCATCAGACATATCGTGACGGATCATTACGCCTGGAAAAGAAATTGTTCCTGTTCCAGTTCTATCTTCTTTTTTATATCCTTTTGTTAGGATTAGTTCTAAATTTTCTTGAAATGTTTTATCTAAAAATGACATATCATTTACTATACTTCACAACTTTGTGCCCGTCAAATTCTTTTACAACTTCTTGTTGGGTAAATAAATCCTCAAATGGTGGCATAAATGTATCACCGTCATAATTACCATTTACATGCGTTACATAAAATTCTGTAATGTATGGTAATAACTTAACATAAGTTTTAGCCCCCCCCGCAACAATTAAATATCCTTTTCTAAAACGACTATATGATTCAACATCTTCCATAGTAATCATTTGACCTGTCATAGCGTTATTGTTTACCATATATTGATTTGTAATATAAGCATCAATAGCATCTACTGGTTTGGTTAATATTAGACATTCACGATTTTTTAGCAGTGGTAATGTATCAAATGTATTTTTTCCTACAATTAATGTTTTACCCATCGTAAACTCTTTAAAGTGTTTAAAGTCTTCCTTGATATTTGGCCATGGCAATCCACCGTTTTTGCCTATAACCCTATTTTGTGCCATTGCAATAATTGCTTTCATAAAATTGTAAATGTTTTGCTTTGTTGATAAAAATTGCCTTTATATCCCTTCCATCCATAATGCGTCAAGTTACAAGTGGTATCTACATATATTTTACCACCAATACTTTTATAAAGATTACAAAAACCATAATCTTCACTTTCATATTTCTTTGTAACTTCATTCACCTTACACGGAAAGAAATCATAGAACTTATCCCCATATCCCATATACCCGTCAATGTCATTCTTATATGCTATATTAGGCACTTCGTTTGCAATTTGACTGAAGACACGTTTCTTGAATAACATGAAGCCAGTAGCAGCATAATTGACTTCTTCTATCTGTTTGGTGTTTTTGTCTAATTTAATTTCAGTTGCAAAATCGGTACATAATTCTTCATAATTATTTAACAAATTTCTATCAGCTAAATTTTTTACTTTGGATGAATTAATATACTTCTTGGGATATAAACCTGAAACAACATCTTTATCCGCCTTTAATAGTGAAAAGAAACTCTCGGGTTCAAAACTTATATCACTATCAATAAACATCATATAATCACAATCTGTACGGTTCAAAAAATTAGAAGCAGCAGCATTTCTAGCTCTAGCAATCAAACTTTCAAAGTATATACAATCCAAACTAAATGATATACATCTGCGTTGACCTTCAAATACTAATTGCATCACACTAAACATAAAGTGTGATAGTACTGTATGATTATAACATATAACAGGTAAATAAACTTTGGTCATAACTTTATTCTGTATCAGATTCTTTCTTTTCTATAACTATATTAGTATTACCCTCGTAATTTACACTACCAATAACATTGATAATAAATGTGTTGGTAATAGTTCCTTCCAAATTACTTGTAACAATATAACTCTCTTGTACACTTCCGTCAAGAAAAAACACAATCTTTGTGGCACTTGTTTCCAATATTTTTAAATCATTTGTTACAGCTTCCAATAAATAAAAGTCTTCAAATGAACTGTACATATTATAGTCTGGGTCAAATGTTAACTCAAACTGTTTTTGTTGAAATGCTGATTGATGCTTTAAATTAATTAAATAAGTCTTTAGATTTTCTCTAGCTTCAAAGTATCTACTATTACCCACCATACTATCATAGTTAATAACAACTGCGCCAATAATACCAAGCAATATGGTTATGGCTAATACTAATTCTATTAATGTAAATGCTTTATTGTTTTTCACGAATTAGTTTTAATTTTTGTTGACGGGTTAATTGCTTGATTTGATACTCCCTCTTCATTGCTTCACTCTTACTATCAAAACATTCTGTATATACTAATTTAACAGGCAATCGTGTCTTAGTATATTTTGCAGCACCCCCACCCCCCCTATTGTGGGTATCTACTCGTTTTTCAACATTATTAGAATACCCACAATAAAGTTCTCCACCCCTACATTCTACTATATAACAACAATGATTCTTATCAACCACGAATATCAAGTTTTGCTTTAGGCCAAGCTGTTCCTAATCCAATATTACCATTAGAACAAATGGTTAAGTTACTTGGATTTGATGTAACTGGTTCTGGTTTTTTGAGTGGCGAATGAATATTGATTGAAATATTCTCACTATTATTAACTCTGACTGTAAAGTTATCACTATCTTTAAATGACATTACACAACTAGCACCACTACTATGTGTAAATACCAATTTGTCACAATATACAACTGTTTCTACAACTGGTGGTGGTACAATAGGTTCTGATGCTTTAACAGTTGAACCAGCAACAACACCTGCAATTCCTCCAAATAGGGTGGAGAAAAACCCTTTACGATTTAGTTTTTCCATAACAATACTATATCATAGTATAGATACTAAATCAATATTATAATTTGTTTATAGTTTGTGTTGTATTGTTAATATTTACAGATTTATTTAAATCAGTCAACTTTGTTGATGATATCCAAAGCATATCCATATCATCATTGATATCTGGAAAATAAACAGATTGAGTTTTTCCCATAATCAGATTTTTTGATTTAATTTGAAATTTATACATTCTAAATTCATTGTCTTCCAAAAACTGCAATTCTTCTTGGTTATTATACCATTTTGATGCTTGCATCAATGAATCAAATCCATATAAATGAAACTTTCCATTTTTTGTCATTGTTCCCATTCTAAGAATCATTTTTTCCCGTAAATCAATATCTTCAAATGGACCAGGACGCCAAGCATTTGGCAATGTTGTCACCCATTTTAAGTTGAAATTGTTAATATTAAATTTTTTATATTCAACAATTTCTTTACTTGTAAATTCTACAAATTTTTCATATGCACAGCCACTGAATGGGACTTTTTGAATGTTTAATAAAAATCGACTTTCATTAAAAAATGCATATGGTCCCATAGGATATCTACCATTCCACGAATATTTTTTATGAGCAACTCTATAAAAATAAGTTTTATTGTTCATAAATTCAAAGATTATTTCTGTAGAATGACATGATAATTCCACTGGTAGTCCCAACATTGAGTGAACGAACACTTCCAAAAGCTGGGATTGTTATGACAGTTTCAGCATTATCAAGAATATAATCACTTAACCCACTCTTTTCTTCACCAAACACAAACATTGGTTTATCTACACCACAAAATACCCACGGATTAAAAATAGAAACAGTTTTATCACTATACTTGGGAATATTGTTTTCTACAGCGAGTAGTGTATAACCATTATCTTTGAGAGAACTAACAAATTCCACTTCAGTCTTGATATGCTTTAAATCAGTATAATGATGCGTACCAACAGTACCACGACGATCCCATTGCTTGCTACCACCTACATAAAATGCTTCCTTAAAACCAAAGAAATTGGCGTTTCTAACAAGAGTAGACAAATTAAAATCTCCATTTACATGCATCATTGCGACACCAGCTTCAATGGAAGTAGACTTACAATAAGATTTAATATCGTCTACAGTTGAACTCTTCAAGTGATCCAAAACATTCATCGTGAAATTACTATAACACGATTTAAGAAAAAGTCAATTCTTTTTCTTAAAAGAATCTGACGACATTTTTGTAACTGTTTCGTATTGACCGGATGGAGATACAACGGCAGATTTGGAATTTGCAAAGTCCTTTTCAGCTTCTTCAATTACAGATTTAATAAAATCAGTCAACAACCCACTCCAATTACTTCTTTCACTATCTTCTACAATAGCTAACTTTTTCCATCGTGGCATTTCATTGAATTTGCGTTGATATACTGTCTTATAGAATGATGCAGTCATATAATATAAATATTAGAATGAAGTGCTCAAACGACTAGCATAACCCATATTACTACCTTTATTCATTCTTTTTGATACTTTTTTGTAATTTTCTACGGCCTTCTTTGAAGTGACGACGATACTACCAGCGGTTTTATGACCAAAGTGCATATAACCATATTTTTTATTCTTTAACGCAGCCTTGTCACCGCAATTCAAACAGACTTTATAACCCAACTCAAACCTTTCGGCATGAATTTCATTTCCGCATCCACAAGTAATCATTGGATGACAAGACTACGCTAAAATTTTCTAAATGTCAACTCTTTAGAAAGAAATTTCTACGTTGACGCAAGCACCTTCTCTATCGAAGACATAGACTTTATCCAATATAGCTGATTTAAGTACGTCTTTAATAAAATGTTCACGGTTAATTGGATATGAAGATACAACATTATATTCTTCAAATACACGATTAACTTTATCGGATTCAATATTAAAACTTAGAAAGTTTGTCATATTAGTTTGTTGGTTCATCATACTGTTTTTCTAACCTTTGAATATGTTCTTCAAGTTGTTTAATATACATTTTCATATTGACGAATTGGTTTTTAACTTCAGACAATTCATCTTTATTTTTCAACGGATTACTTTTTTTCAATTCTTCTGTGGTAAGACATGATAGATGATCAACACCTGCGAGATACTCACAATCTACATTGTAGGTATTTTTCCCACAAATACAACATACCCACTTTTCTTTGTATTCTTCTTCAAAGATTTGTTTGATTCTATCAAGAGTTTCAATTACTTCTGCAGTTGAATCTGCATTAATAATATCATATGCCCAATTTAAAGCATTATCTTCACGATCTTTCAATTCGGGATAAAGTTTAATTAGTTCTTTCTCAATTAGTTCAATATATGGATCTACTTGTTCTGTTTGAATTCTACGCAATGCTTTTGCGTATGTAACTATGATGCTTTCGCTTATTTTGTTCATATTATTTTTATGTTAATAGTTTTAGTACTTCTCTTACTGTGAAATAAAATATAGACGGAATTAATACCGAAAAGAATATTGCAATTACCAATATAATTCCTATTGCAAATATACTACCAAATATTAATCCAATCGTCAAGTCTATAAGTTTATATAATTTATTCATTTTTCAAAAATCTATTGTAAATCAATTTGCCTAAATTAGCAGCAAATTTACGTGCTTTCTTTTCTGGTAAATCATACAAATGTGCATGAAATACTTCTTCAATTAATACATTAAGTTGTCTACGTGTTAACAATGTCGGATCTACAAGTATTGCAGGATTTTTGATATCTGGATTGTCACACAATCCAGAAGCATTATATTTACCAGACGGTTTGTTATAATTGACTGTATATTCAATGCCTTCAAAATTTTTGAACTTCATCATTCACCTTTCTTAAAACTATCTTTCATATCCAACAGTAAATTTTTAATATCACCAAGACTACGAGAACGGTCTTTATACAAAATTTCCGTCTTAACACGTTCTTCATCAATGAGTTTGATTAAATCATTGATTTTTTTCATGGTAATCGTAGGTTTTGTTCTTTCAAATTCACTTGGATTCATTTAGAAAATCCTTTAATTGTTTTTGGTTTTCAGTATTTAAGATGATAAAATCAGACCAAGGTTTGCCATATCTTAGAATTTGCCAACACCATCTTAGTCTTTCTGACCAACACAGTGTTCTGCCATTGAGTCCTCGTTCAAATAAACTCAAAGATACTTCTTCTTCATCTTTGAATTTTTCTACAAGAAGTCCGTGTTCAAAACAATCACAAATTAGAAATATTGAATCTTGATCTTTCATATACTTAGTATACGTTCCAATTTCCAAACTTTAGCAATCAAAAAGGAACCAAATTTATATATCAATCTACAGATAAATCTAATAATTTTATTGTATGGTTTGATGATTAATCTATAAAACATAGTGGATTCAACCACTTTTTGTTTTTTGAGTTCTTCCATATGTTGTTTATGGAGTTCTTTTCTTTTGGTGTTATCGTTTATTTCAAACTTAATTAATTTAATCTTGTCAATAACTCCGTCAATAAATACAACTTCAAATTCAACCCAATAGTCATATACACCACCATCATTATTTTGATAATCATACATGCGGATGGTTTTGGTTGTTTTTACATGAGTCCACCAATGTTTGATTTCCTTTACAACGCCAAACTTTTCAGAAAACGTTTTACCATTTGGATCACCCTCAATGTGTTCTCGTTCGCATTCACGCAACCATAGTGTGCCATCTTCACGGATTTCATAAGAATCCAATCCGCAATCTAAATCTTTGGTTTGAAATCCATTAGGAATATATCCCTTAGTATCTTCCGGAAACGGAAGTGGATACTTACATACTATGTCATCGAACATTCCCATAAATTAGTTTCCTTGATTTTTGTGTTCTTGAATATCGTAAAGAAAATTACGAAATAAAACGTAATCTTCAACGTCTACTTGTTTTTCACCATCAAGTTTCCAATTTTTAATATAATCTAAGATGGTATTAACATAATAACCTGGAATGGTTATTGTTTTACCATCAAACGACAGATCATCGTGTTGAATAATAATTGGGTTAATTACTTTGTCTTTAATAGTTAGTTCTTTTTCCATATAATTTTATTTTTAATACTATACTAATATTTAGTTTGGTTGTCAACGGTTTTCTTTTTATATTTATTCATCGGTTAATTATGATCCGAATCTATTCTAAAGATGCTTTAAAAGTCAATTTAGAGGATGAAAAAGCTTGTAGCAAACTTGTTACAAGTGGTTCAATCTATACACTTTATGTTGAATGTTGTGATATACGACATAAGGTAAAAAATAGAGTGTTTATCGTTAAAGATAACGGTAAATGTGTTGGTTGGGCAATAATTAAAGAACGTAAATCAGCAAGAAAGACAAATTTTAAGTTTGAATTTATGGTGTATATACGATGCAAATACAGAAGACAAGGAATTGGTACAAAGTTATATAAAAGAGCCAAGAAATTCTTTAAGCTTAAAGATAAAGAAATTAAAATTTACATGACCACCAATTATAACTCTAAATTCTTTGACAAAGTTAGGCCGGTTTAACAAAGAATATCTTGTGCATACCTGTCATATAAAAGGTATTCAAATCCATATTCAATGATTTACATTCAAGTTCCCCTGGCCAAAAACCAGTCCATCTAGCAAATTGCTTATCATGGTTAGTACACTCACACCCTAACTTTTGACCACCACATTCACTACATCTTTCAATATCACACTTTTTCTTGTGTATTTTACCCGCAACAACTTTACAACTAAAACAATTGTCTAATTCTACTGTTTGACATATTGGAGTTTGTTTCTTTTTCATATATTAAGAACAATGTCCTTTTTTATTTTCTGCGGTAAAATTATTAAGATTATAATTGCTTGAACGTATATCACGTAGTCCATACATCTCTCTATACATACTATATACAATGACATCCAATTCTTTTACTGTCATAGGAATACTTTTTGTTTTGTCTACTTCTTGCATTTTTAAACAATATTTTTTGATAATAGAATCAATTTGTTCTTTCATCAATTTTTAGTAGTTTTAATAATATCACCGTCGGTAGTGTAATATGCTCTATAATAATTAGTGTAAATGATATACACATTATTAGTTGACTGTTCAATCATACTATAAGTAATATACCTATTATTAATGCTATGCACTGTACTACACTTGGGCAGTGTTTCCAATGCTCTATCATAACTATATCTTAGATACATTCCACTTGTACATCCAGTAAACAACAATGTTGCAATCAATAAACTTTTCATTCTGTTAATTCTTTTTCTTCTACTGAATAATTATGACTGTCTTTGTACATATCACAATATTTCTGTGCGTTTTCTTTTTTTAAATATACCTTCTCAATTGCCAAATCATTGCCTCTATATGACATAATTAGATACACCTTGATCTTAGGTGGTTCTACTGTCATAGCAGTCAACAGAATTGCTGCAAGACTACCCAACATAATTTTATTAAAACGGCTCATATTGATCTAATTTTGATTGGCATTTTTCCAATTTGCTTTTATATTTTTGAATTGTAATATAGTCTTCATCACCATATTCATTCATCAATAACATTTGTACACCAAATCGTTCCACTTCATCACATAGATAACGAATATCTTCACACAACTTGGGATCGAGTGTAGTGTTACAATTGTTTTGTGTAAATTCTCGTAGTCTATTAACTACTTCTTTGTTAGTCTTCATTTGTTGAATAAATTATTTTTTCTACTACAATACCTTTCTTAGATGACTTGGGACCATATAATGCTCCATATTGATTTCTGCTATTGATGTAAGTGATTAAATCTTTCTTGATAACTTCCGCATCAAGATCATCAAAATTTGCGGGTAGATTAACTTTTAAATAATATTTTGGTTTGCTCATAATTTTACCAGTGATGTATAATGTTTGCGATAACAAAAGCGCATGTAATAAAGTTTACCATAACAATGGTGAACCTCAAGATAAAACTAGCAAGAGCATAATTTACAGGCAATACAGGCACATCAGGCTTGCATTCATCTGTAACACCTACACGGTGGTCAATTGTTCTGGCTAATGTCAAGAAAAATTTATTAGTCGTCATTTTCGTTAGTAAGAATAAAAAATCCGTTTATAATCAAAATTAATCCGACAATACACAATCCATAATATACTGTATCCACATTCATATAATAAGAAATCGTACAATTTGCAGATCACCATACTCATTCTTTGTTTCAAGAATTACATCAGGATGTGGACGGTCACAGCTAAGATATACCTTAGCATTAGGAATATTCAATTCCTTAATCATTTTCTTTTCCACTGCGTTTTTAACCCAATCAATAATATCTTTTGTTTGTACATTAGCCATAATTTTAATTTCCCATCCAATTACTTACATTCTCAGGTCCATTTTGCGTATGAATACCCAAATACTTTACCTTGGTTAAGTTCATCGGCACCTTGATACGTTTCCAATCCCATAATGATGGCAAATCACTGTCATCATCAGATTCCCATTCAATGTCTAGTATAATTCTAGCACTTTTTGTTTTATTATCATTCATAACTTTCACGGTCAATATTTGTGACGTAAGGAAACCTTGGAATTTCATCATCTGGTGTAAGATTAAAATACTTCACCGTAGCACTCTTTCCAATGTACTTGTCCTTATTCTTCAATAGTTCTTTTAGGTATTCCCTATTTCCTTTAATATTACTATGAAACTCAATATCCTTATGATTCTTGAATACCATATGTCCAGCCATACCACTCTTGTTGCCTAGACCTTCAACAATGTCAAGAATCTTGAATTCACTGTCTTTAAACTCTTTACGCTTAAGAAGGTGTTTACTGCGTTTATTTTCATAAGGTCCATCAGTACGAACCATTTGACCTTCATAATCTTCATTAATGTACTTTTCATACAACTCATTTAAATGTGTAATCGTGTCCACAAAGTGAGTCGGAACACGACGAACCACATTGTTATTAGTAAGATAAGTAGTAATGTCACTATTGCGGTCACTAAAAGTCTTCTGTACAATCCAGTCATATACCCAATATTGAATATTCTTTGCACTCTCAACCAAATCTTCTGGTGTAGGCTTAGTCTTCTTTACCAGACTACAAATAGCATTAAAATCATTGGCAAACTTATCAGCATACAATTCACCGTCAAGAATTGCATCAGGAAACTTATCAAAGAAAGGTTTCAATGCAACTAGTACATGCGGTGCTGAAACAATATGTTTACCATTACGGCTCCACATTCCATCCTTCTTTACAACACAACGAATGCCATCCAACTTTGGTTGACTATAAACAGGATACTTCAAATCATCCTTATAGTCATCATAGTTCTTTGCCAACATTGGTTCCGTAAAACCAATACCATCAATATCATTGATGTTTTCAAAGTAACCACTTTCCTTCTTTTTCTTCCAAGTAGCCTTTGCTTCTTTTGTGGCTTGATCTTCTGCGGAAGTAGCATTCTTCTTTCCGCTATTTTTAGCGTCACAAATAGTCCATTCAGTGATTTGAATTTTATCACTGTCAAGTTGACCGTAGTGAGTACGGTACTTGTTTCCTTCAGCTTCAATAATCCAAGTTTGGATAGCACCCGTATTTGTACGGGCAAACAACATAGGTAGTTTCATATCTTATAAAGAGATTATCATCGGATAGGTTCAAAGTCAAGCATTTTTTACTTTCATATAAAATAAGAGATGTACTGTTACATACACCCCTTTTAGTTATTCTTTGCTTCCAAGAAGATATACATTACTAATAGCCTTGAAACTAAATTCTCGTTCAAGACCACGAACAACTACACCCTCACGGTCAACATCCGCATTCAATACACTCTTACCCTCAGCATACTTCAACATATTATCAACCAAATTTTCATTGGGTAATACATATCCATACTTTTCAAGCACAGGTACCATAGGTACGTCAAACCTAAACAACAACCATTCCAGTTCATCGAAGAACATACGACGACCCTTATCAATATCATATCCAGTAAAGAAAAATAACTTGTGGTCAGTCAATTGATACAAATTACCATTGATATTTGAACCAATCAATTCTCCCTGAAGTGCAATGTTCTTGCCATACTTAGTCAACTTATCCTTCAACTCAAGCATATTAGCCATACGCCATAAACTATTGTCATTGGTTTCAGTCAATTCCCAATTACGGCCACATACACCAAATACACCATTATTGAAGTAACAAGTAAAACTGGTACCATCTAACTTTTCAGTAACATACACTCGTTCTCCAAAAGGCACAAAACCAACATCAGTTTCAAAGTTCTGAATACGAATTTCATCAGTCTTTGGAATAAAACTAGGAAATGTACCCTTGATCTTTCCAGCCAATTGAGCAGGAATAGGTGGTTCATATTTTACAATATCAAGAGCTTCAGTCAAATCATCACCTTCCTTTGGATTAAGAATACCATCTGGAATTGGAGTCAATAGTCCTTGACTCAATTGTCCACGCAACTTAATGGTCTTAAGACGAAATCCTTCAGATGATACCATACGCTTATAACTACTCTTGCGTAGAAATTCAAACTGAGGCCGAATAGGTAAGAAGCTGTCAATTTCATAGTAAACAGCCAAATCACCCACATTAAATTCCCCCTTTTTCACAACAACCTTCCAACCCTTGACACTAGCCACAACAATGGCATCAGCACCAACAATAGGTTGAATGTCAACGATTTTTACAACACTAGCCAATTTACGTTCAGTAGTCATATTTACTTTTTCTATTACTCCTAAAGATTACCACAGACTTTAAACGAAGTCAACAAAAAATCCCATCTTTTTACGGATGGGACTGTAACGTTAATGATGTTTATCTTTGCTTACATGATTCTTGTTCATCATAATTTTCTGAATCTCTGGAAAAGACAACGGCTTACCATGACCATCCCAACCCACATCCAAAATTTTATTGTCTGGATTTTCCAACCGAGTGGTTGGATTGCTATAGTGACTATGTCCACTCAACTGACAAGCACCTTTTTGCATTTGATTCCAAATTTGGTGTGGGTAATGATGAATAACAATCATATGACCATTTACAATCAGTTCCTTATAATAACCCAGATAAGTTAGTTTACCAATTGTATATGGATACACTTCAATGCCATCATTAGGATTGTTACCACTGAATCTAACCAAATTCAAATGGCCAGCAACAGCATCTTCATAGTGTCTACGAATACAACTGTTGTGATTACCCCAAATATACAGAATGCTTTGACAATTGATTCTGTTGAGAATTACATCAAATTCAGGCGGAGTAATGTTTAGACAAAAATCACCCAGATGAATTAGTGTATCTTGTGGACGTACTACTTCATTAATCTTTGCAATCAACGCATCATTGTGTTCATAACGATTCTTATATCCTCTAGTTTCATATATGAATTTTTGATCATGGTTAAAATGAGTATCACTGGTGAAATACACACGGTGACTATCATTATGTGTTAGTTTTAGTGGTCTTTCAAACATAAATTATTACATCAATTCCTTCACTATATGAAGGTTCTTCAAACTTGTTCAACATTTTGTCAATGACAAAATCAGGTACAACTCTACCGCCTTGTTCTCCTCGTTTCTTATTTCTATCAATTAATCCTTGACGATCCATCTTGAACACAATAGCAACTACTTTTGCACCATATTTCTTTGCGGTGTTGATATAGTCACTTCGTTCTTTACGGTTTACACTGGTTGCATCAACCAATACATTTTTACCATCTTTTAGAAGTTCGTCAACCTTTTTTTTGATGTGTCCAAAAACGATTGATGTTACTGATTGGTCAGTCTCATCTTTGCCATATACAGCACGTAGTGAATCACTGCTTAGATATTCTATGTCTTTATCTTTAATAAAGTTCTTGACATAAGTGGACTTACCACTTCCAGGCAATCCAACCGTAATATAAAGTGTATTATTCATATGTACATCTTAATTCAACTTGTTATAAAGTCAAGAAAATTGTAAAGGAAAAGTAAAACTTGTTTATTTCATATAGGTAGTATAGTATGTATAGAATGTAATCTATGGTGGTTACTAAACGAAAGGAAAATATATGTATAAGTATCTATTAGTGTTAGTCGCAGCATTTACCCTAAACGCTGAGCTTTTAGGCCCCCCAAATGCTCAACAAGGTAAACCTCCCGGTGAAGGCCGTCCATTCCGTCCCAAGTTGACGGAAGAACAAAAGAAGCAACGTAATGAATTGATTGCTAAATATGACGCAAACAAAGATGGTAAGATGGACAAGGAAGAACGTGCCAAAGTCAGTGATGCTGACCGTAAATTAATGAGAAGTTTTGGTCCTCCTCCTGGCGGTCCAAGAGGTCCAAAACATGATGGTCCTCCTCCAACTAAAGATGGTAATAGACCAAGTAAACCAAAGAAAGATTAAATCAAATAACCTCACTTTTATAGTGGGGTTTTTTATTTCTTGCGTCTTTTTGGTTTTTGTGTGGGTGTTTTATTACCACCTAATTTTTCTATAAAGTTTTCACTAATAATTTCCACTAACTTTAAACCTATGAATCCCGCAATGAATGCAATACCATTTTGATTTTTAATACTGGTAATATTCAATAATTCTACCAAGACTGGCGTTAAATAGTTAGCAGCTGCCATACCACCTATCAATGATAATACTACAGATTTTACATCTGTTTTATCTGATTTTGTTGTCATTAAGATTGCGCCAAATAAACCACTGAATAAGAATCCTATTTGGATACCGAATTTTTGTAAGTATTCCATATATTATTTTTTTCTTTTGATTCTTTTTCTTATTTTTGTAACGGGTTTATTTTCTTGTTTTATAAGATATACCATTCCTAATATTATGAAACAAAGTGTATATAGATATATGTTTAATTTAACTATTTCATCTTTGATAATCTTTTCAGAACTATCATTGATTAATGTTCTAAAATTTTGATTGTTTTCTATTATTCTTCTTTTGTAATCCAAATATTTATCACTGAAAAATGCTTTATTATCCATCTTTTCAAATGCTGGATTTTCTACATCTTTAGCCAAGTCACTGCTTATGTCCAATCCTTTTCTAAATTCTTTTAGTTCATCTTGGGTTAATATCTTGCTCGTCAAGATTTCCTCGTTAAAGTATTTTTCCCGTTCTTTTAAGTGTTCATTAAATTGATTAAGAAACTTTTTATCAGCGGTTGTTGTATATGCTACGCCTAGATAAGTTAACAAGTCAGTAGACTTTCGTAAATATAGTGTAATATCTCTACCAAATCTAAATCTGGTATAACTTTGTTCTATGTCTTTAAGACTGGAAATAGATAATAAGGTTATAACTGCTACGGGTAATAATACAAACCATAGGTAACTTTTAATTTTTATAATAACACTGTTCATATGTTATTATATAACTATTATAAAAAGATTAATATGATGTATTATCTTTTAATCTTGAAATTGAAGTCTATTACTAAACCTTCGTTTATTGACCACATTGTTAATTTTTCGTGTATATCTTGTAGATTTTCTCTTACTGTTTTTGACATTAAATCATCAATTATATCAATAATGGTGAATGTGGTTTCAATTTGTTTGTCTTTATTTGGCAATATAACCATTTTTAATTTTTTTTCAAATTGTATGTCATTGCCATAACTTTGTATCAAAATTCTATGTAATTCTAATATATAAGATCTTAAATGATCAATATCACTACCAGTTACGGTTGAAACAATGGTTAAATCTTCATTCGGTCTAAATCCAGGTGCAAAATCTATTTCACATAAACATTCTTTTATCAATTGTTTTAATTCTGTTTTGGTCATATCAATATAAATATTGACTTGAAATAAAAAACCCCACTAAATTAATAGCGGGGTCTTTGATTAATATTTTACTAGTTTATTGTTCAAAAAATCCTCTACCAAGCATTTTTTCGGCTTTTTCAATTGCTAATGTAAGTATTTTTACATCTTGTACATCTTTTTTATAATCCGCATTTTTTAAACGATTTAGAAGTTCATCGTAATTACTACCAAGTTCTGCTTTTAATTTTTGTTTATTATCTGGAATAAGAGCAAGTAATAACAATCTTGCAATTTTTCTTTTATTATCTAATCTCTTGTATTTTTGCCATCCAATCGTTCCGAGAGTTTGTATCAAACTACTCACTGGTTTTTTGAGCTTTTCCACTTCATTTCTTTCTTTCTGGTTTATATCACTTATGTCCGAATATTCTTTTTCTCGTTCTGTCCAGCTTTTATACGCTCCTGTATCAAATTTAGCGGAACTGCCCCTAACATCATATGGTTTAAAATTATCAGTTTTTTCCCAATTATTTTTACCTTGATACTTAATTTGATTCAAATATCTTACAAAATTATCTTCATCAGTACTAAGAGAATATCTAGCATAACCTGCTACAGTTTCTTTGAATTTATTACGTGCTTCTTCTTCGGGACTGACATATGGACCTAATTTATCTCTGGGGTCTGTTTTGTATCCATCACCATCTGAACGCATTTCACCACCTATGGTGGCTACGTCGTCCCATCGTTCATTTATATTTAAGTGTTTGTGAAGCAATTTAAGATGCTTTTGAAATGTTTCGCTTAGTATGTCTTTGCTCATAATTTAAAATTTCTTTGTATTAAATATAAATATATAGAAAAAATAAAAAACCCCACTAAATTAATAGTGGGGTTAACTATTTTAAATATTTACTTTTTACAAACGAATTCTTGATAAACTCGTTCTGCTCTAGCTAATGCATCACTAAGTGGAATATCACCAATATATTCAAGTGGTTTTCCACTTTTTTCAGCGTTGTATTGAGCTATTTCTCTTTTATTATACCATTCATCTTTGGTTAGCTGAACCATTTCTCTTAGAATTTCCCAACGCAATTCGTAGGGAGTTTTATTATTATCTGCCATATTTTTCCTTTGTGTTTGTGTGTTATGATAGCCGTATTTGACTATCACTTATACATATGTAAGAAAACCCCTACCAATTTATTTTAATTCTTTAGAACTTGAAATAGTAACTTCTTATATTCATCCTTACCAAATGACTTACCATCCAGTAACTTGAATACAAAAGCAGCCCTGTTTGTTTCACCATATGATGATATAACCAATTGTGCTTGTTCCTTTCGTGAAGGCAATGAACGAAGTCTGTTATTAACAAAATTATTCATACCATCCACAATCTTGTTGACTTCCTTCTTACCATCCACAATACGGCTAATCATTCCTTTAACCTGTTCTGCTAACTCAAAATCAAAAGTGGTAAAGATATAGTTATAGAAAGTCTGATAATCAGGCATACCCTGTTCTAGCCAGACATCCAATACTTTTTCAATGTTACTTAGTTCTGACTTCATATGATGTAGAGCAAGATACCAAGCACCCTTTACCTTGTGAAGCATTTGGTCATTCTTTGAATAAACAACCACACCTTCCTTACCTCTCCATTGATCAACATCCTTTAACAGATCTTGAACACTAGAAAAAGTATAAGTAGCAGGACGCTTGAAGCCATACTTCTTGCTCCACATGTCAAGTTCTGATTGAGTAAACAGTGAATAATCACTGTGGTTAACAATACCAACAATATACCAATCAGGCTCTTCACCATAATTGAGAACAATTTTGTTGATAGGGCTAACCCACTCAAACAACAAAGACACATTCCAAGTTTCAGGTGTAGCCATACCCAATCTTTGAAGACTATCTTTGAAACGCTCCTTGAAAATTTCAAGTTCGTGACCATTAGCCATAGTAGAAGCATCAACAGTTCCACGGGTACGCAGAATATATTGACCATTATACTTGCTAACAATTAAAGTGCTACCGTCCAACTTTTCAACTACAGTAGTATTCTTTAGTGATGTAGGAACAGGAAAGTGTTCGGGATTCTCCCCATAGTTGGTAAACTTTGGAAACGATGCACTAATAACTTCACCCGCATAATTCACAACCACACTACGCATGTGCTTGTTGTCTTGTCGCCATTGCGTTCCGATGTGTTGTGGCTGAATCAAATGGACAATTTCACCGTTAAGTGAATGTTCATGCACCATAAATTGGGTGCGGTCAATTGAGGAAATATCAATCTTCATACAAATACCTTACCGCAGATTTTAAAGAAAGTCAATCATAGAAAGGTTACATTTTCAAATCCAACTATATAACCACCATTTTTATCAATTTTATCACTGACAGTTACTTGATAAGTTTCTGGCTTAATTCCAGTAATGTAGTGATTCTCATACTTACGAATACCTTGTTTGACATTAACCTTCTTACCAACTACATCATCTGGAATGGTCAAGAAGTTCTCCTTAACCCATTGACTCAACATTTCTGTTTCAAGTGAACTCTTAACAAAAGTTACATCTTCCAGAATATGAACAAGTTCACTATCAGGCTCAATATACTTATATTCACTCAAATGTTGAGCAAGTGCAAATCCATCCAAGTCATATTCCTCAAGACATTCAATAATGTCATTTTCATATGTTGAACGATGTTCCGTAAAATAATCATCTTGATTCCACTTTTGGTAACTATCCACTAGACTTTTGAAACGAGGATTTTCACGGTTGATAGTTTTGGCATCAAACACAGGACGTTTTACTGCATCTTTTAGCTTCATATAGGTTTGTTCACTCATAAGTCTAGATTACCACGAATTTAAAGAAAGTCAAGATACTTTTTTAGGTTCAAGTCAATCCCCAGATAACAGAGACCAGTACAAACCACCACCAGCTGAAGGTAGCTCCACTGAGCTTCTTATACAGAAGGTATCCCCAACACACGGCCATGATGGCATTGGAAGTAATAGTGAAAGTCAAGTTCATATTTTTATTTAGTATTTTTCAATTTCCAGTCTGGAATTTGACCAGCAAACCAAAAAAAGTCTTCTTCAAAACTATAATGAAAAGTTTGATTAGTAGCATTGTTATATGCTTCAATTACGGTTCTGTCATTCAATTGTCGCTGTTTACCCCTAAATTCCATATGAGGATATTTAGCTTTAATTTCATCTGGAACATGAATATTCATATCACTTTTCGGAAATCCAATCGTGAAATCGTTGTGGTAAACATATATAAATTACTATAGTTGCCAACGATATTGTTACTGGAGATATATCTATCTTAAATAACTGATAAAGCAATATACTTGCAAACAACGATAGTGCTAAATTAACAATAAAAATACAAAATAATTTCATAAAAACAATGCTTGTATACTCTTTAACTTACGGTTCAATTCACTATTAATTTCTTCTAACTGTTCAACTTCTTGTCTTAGTTTAGCATTTTCTTTGTGTAATGTATGTATCTGATCCATCAAATCATTTAAGATATCTGCATTTGATTCATATTCCATATTATTCTACCTTTCCATATACTGTTTCAACATCTGTATAATAATTATCCAATCCATGTGGACGAATAGTGAACTTCCAAACCTTTTCACGGTCCTTGAAGTTATAACCACTGATATAACCAATGCCATGATTGGTATTTACCTTATCACCAAGATGATAAGGAAGTGGATTTTCCGCAAGAACCTTAGCAAACAGTTCATTGTTATTAATCATATATACAATGTACCACGGGTTTTTTTAAATGTCAAATACTTTTCCGTTCAAAAATCCATTTAAATTTAGCTTACCGTCAAAAATTCTAAGTTTAAGATTTGACTCTTCCATCATTGTTTTAGACACTTTAGATAAATCTTGCCAATCCGAATGTTTCATTTCTGGCCACAACGAATGAATTACAATTTCATGTATACCACTCTGTATGATAGATTTCATACAATTATTGCATGGTAATCCGTTTGTATAAAGTGTTGAACCCAATGTAGATATACCAAATCTTGCAGCAGTTAATATACTATTGTGTTCTGCATGAACTACATATTTATATTTTGTTTCTCTGTTATTATACCGTTCATCTGAATCTAATACTCCAATAGGAAATCCATTATAACCTGTACTGATGACACGATTGTCTTTAACAATTACAGCTCCTATTTTACTAGATGGATCTTTACTTTTTGTAGCCGTCAAATAAACCATTCGCATGAATAGTTCATCAAAACAAGGAGCTTTATAATTTTCAAAAGTATCCATGTTTAATCCCATAATTGAAAATAATATTCTGCAAATAGTTGCATTCCTCTTTTGCGACGTTCTTCTAACTCAGCTGATTTTTCAAAGTATTCTTTCCAAGCTTGTTTTTCTTCTGGTGTTTTTTCTCTATTGATATTATCAATATATTTATTCATATCAATAATGTCATCTTTTATTCTAGGAATTGGATTGAATCTTTCATCATCATTCATATATTCAAATGTCCAGATAATTTCATCCAATATTTCATTCCATCGTTCAGGTGTAATATCAGCTGGATGTGTATTAACATTTATTTTTTTAAAATGTTTCAGTCTGGGTAAAATAAACTTTGTAAGTGTACTCTCTAAACTCCAACATTCAGCATCACTTACACCATAACGAATACGTTGGTATGTATTAATACACCACCGTCTTAATTCAACACACCTATAATATACACGCCAACCATATGGCACAGTGTCAAACAACCAATCAAAAAATCTATTGGTACGATACCACTTTTCTTCAGATTCAATTGGTGTTTTTTCTGATCTCTCCAACCGCATGTTAATTTCTTTGATAGGAACATTCATATATTTAAACTATACCACAAGACATTAAATTGTCAAATTAAAAGAACTATTAAAGATTACATATGATATTTATATATGTGAACTAAAGCCTATGAAAAAACAAAAATCCAAAATTGTTGACGGAATCTTTTATGGAATTGAAGTTACAATTGAAGATGAAAAGTTGATTAAAATTCATAATAGAAATGGCACTAAATTCAAGGATATCAAACCTCAAATTGATAAAATCGCACAATACTTAATTGACGAAGGTTATGTAAAAGATTTAGTGCCAATGGTAAAAGTAATAATGTATTAATTATTTCTTACCATCTTCCCAATCACGAAACAACATATTTCCTAGGAGATATGCTTGTTTTTCCGCTTTTCTTAATTCTGTATCATTTTGTGCATACTTAGCATCACCAGCTTCATTTTTTCCAATACCATACATATTGTTTTCATGTTGATACAAATGAACACATTCATGTGCAAATGATCTAAGTATATCTTTTGGATGACGATTAAGAATGTATAAAGTAATACTTTTATCGGATGGATTGTAATAAGCAGTTTTACCCAAGATATTATTGGAATTTTCAATGTCTTTCTTAAGAACAATCTTGGGTGTGGTTTGTAAATTCAATTTATTCTTTATTACCGCAAATAATTCGGGTAACAATACCATAAATTCTTTCTTTGTATCAGCATCCATATACATAAATATAAATAAAAAACCCCACAGACATTAAAATCTGTAGGGTTTTTACCGAACTATAATTGTAAATTAGGCAATTGTGGCAGGATCACTGTCACTAGCAGATTCCAAACGAGTGGATTGGGCATTTACCAAATCAGCAGCAGCTTGAATTGCTTCTTCACTTGGATGTGGAGTATTCAAAACTGTTACTGCAGTATCAGTTGCGGTTGTCAAACGATTCAATGCTTCTTGTAGATTAGTTAGTGCTGACATAATATTATTATACCTTTCAATTTGATTTTTATTACTATCTAAAACAGCTTTCAATAAAATACGATCATAACACTCATTATTATCACCTTTACCAAAAACTGATTTAAAAAACTTGTTTATCATATTCATATATATCGGTTATCCTTTCAAAACTTTATTACATCCATGTGACAAATAAAGAATTTCATCCAAACTCTCTTTTACCCTAATTGGATGCGTTGAATTATTCTTGGTAAAAATTAAACAGTGAACTACAGATTGTTCTACATTAATTACCATATCCAAATTAATCAACTGTGGATTATATTTTCTATTATTCTGGTTCTCAATATCATCATGACCAGGATCCAATACCGATAGTTTTACAAAGTGTGCCATATATATTTTTATTTCTAGATAAATACTAACACGATTTGAACTTTTGTCAATATTTATATTTAAATTAAAATTTTATAAATTATGAGCGCAACAATTAATTGGAGAGTGGGTACAATGGAATGTTATCCCACATACGAACAAAACATCGATGTAGTATTCACAGTTCATTGGGACTGTCTAGGATCAGAAACCGTAAGCGGAAGTACTTACAACGGAAGAGTATATGGAGCAACAGGCGTAACATACCATTCCGGTTCTACATTTACACCATACAACCAACTATCACAAGATGTTGTTCTTGGGTGGGTTTGGGATTCAATTGGCACAGATCAAAAATCTAACTATGAAAATAGTGTTCAAACCCAAATCAATAACCAAATCAATCCTCCTGTAGTAATTTTACCTCTACCTTGGACTCCTCCTTCAATCGTACAACAACCACAAAATGTATCAGTATTGTCCGGTTCATCCATAACATTTACTGTAGTAGCAAGTGGTCCATCCGATCTATCTTATCAATGGTCTAAAGATAGTTCCAATATCACCAACGCAGTAAGTTCCAGTTACACTATTGAAAGTGTACAAGATAGTGATGTTGGTTCTTATACAGTTATCGTTTCCGGAAACAACGGACAAACAGTTAATAGTAACCCAGCAACATTAACTATTATGTCTCCACCAACACCACCAACTCCAACACCTCCAATAATCACAGAACAACCTTCTAGTCAAACAGTAGTTGTAGGTGATGGTGCTGCATTTAATGTAAATGCCACAGGTGAATCACCATTCGCTTATCAATGGTTTAAAGATAATACAGAAATTGTAGGCGCAACAGGTAATACCCACATCATCCAAACATCCACTCTAACTGACGCAGGCGATTATAAAGCAACAGTAACTAATATATCAGGTACTACAACAAGCGATACCGCAACACTCACTGTAAATGAATAATCAATAGTTATATATAAACAATAAAACCCCGTCAAATTAATGACGGGGTTTTTTATTAAGTTAAGGTTGATGTTTCCGCATCATCGTAATATACCGTCCATAATCCATATAGTCCGGAAAAAATCTGTCAAATATATAAAGTTTTCCTCCTGCTTTTGATTGCGTCACAAAAAATGTAACATGAACAGAATTTGATAACTGAATACCATATAACTTTCCATATCTTGTATTAAACTTAAACTCAAATACACTACTTGTACCAGTAGCCATCCAATTTCTAACTATATCTCTTAAATGAGATATTTCATTACTGTGCCTAGTCTTAGCCTTCTCCTTCTCATTACGATAAGTATCAGTGCTCGTTATACGATCACCACCACCCTGATTAGCACCCTTATAAGTAAGAGTTTGTTTGCTTTCCGTAATCATGCTATTTGATTCAAAATTTCTTCGTCAGAAATATCCGATTCTTCATACTGAGTCAATATAGCTTCATTCAACTCTGAACTAAGCTTCTTATGAAATTCATCAAACTGCTTCTGTTCATTTATCTCTTCCATTATATCCTTTAACTTAATCATGATTATAAATAGTATACAAATTTATATATACTCTTTTTTTTAAAAATGGTGGGTCAAACCGGACTTGAACCGATAACCAAAGAATTATGAGTTCTACGCTCTAACCATTGAGCTATTGACCCGTACTATTACTAAAACTGGAGCGATATCTCGGACTTACACCGGCCTTGTGGACTGGAAGGCCCACCGTGCTCCTCATGACACTAATATCGCATTAAAACTGGAGCGAATCCGAACTTTGCATTTCGCCTTTTAGTCTGGTAGACTAACGTGCCCTCTTTACACTTGATTCGCATTAATTTCAAAAAAATGGTAGGCGTGAGTGGATTCGAACCACCGCTTTACAGATTTTAAGTCTGTTGACTCTTCCGCTGGTCTACACGCCCATTTAAATTACTTACAAAGAACTATTACTTACTACTTATTCATCTTACCACATCTTACTCACTTGTCAAACAAGTTTTTCAAAAAATGGTGGCTATGGAGGGACTTGAACCCCCACGGTTTAACCCGGTTGATTTTGAGTCAACTACGTCTGCCATTCCGTCACATAGCCGTTTTTAAAATGGTAGCCTCATGCAGAATCGAACTGCCCAGAACGCCAATCGAGCGATTATAGAGATTATAAGTCTCCCCATGCACCTTACATCTTGAGGCCACTAAATGGTAGCGGATGTGGGAGTCGAACCCACTATCTCACTGGTTATGAGCCAGGAATGATTTTCCGTTTCACTCACCCGCAAATTGTTTTGTTAAAGAACTAAAATGGTTGGAACGGTGGGTGCTGCCCCCACTTAAACTGGCTTATGAAACCTGTTTCTTTGCTGAAAGCGCTCCAATTAAATGGTAGCGGGTACAGGAGTCGAACCTGTTATCACTAACGTTATGAGCGTTGTATGGTAATTCCGTGCCACTCACCCGCAAATTGTTTATAAAGAACCGTAAAAATTGTGTTGGGTGTAATTATTGAATACTTTGTCCACCCAACAAACAAAGTATACCACTTGCTAACCCCGCAACCAAGAAGTTTTTTAAGAGAACTTCCAACTCTAGGGGTGTTATGGTTTAACGCCCTCCACCAGACCGTTTCTTTTAAGCAACGGACAAACAAAGTGGTAGAGCCATGGAGAATCGAACTCCAATCTATTCCGTGAAAGGGAATTATCCTAAACCGTTAGACGATGACTCCGTTAAAATGGTGGCCCCGGTGGGACTCGAACCCACGACCAAAAGCTTAAAAGGCTTCTGCTCTAACCAACTGAGCTACAAGGCCATTAAAATTTGTTAAAGAACTATTACTTACTACTCTTTTATCTTACCACGATTTCTTTCAATGTCAACTTAAGTTTTCATTCTTTCGTTGGTGACCCCCTTTGGTTAAAGGCCAAGGCAGTTCCGCCATACGTAGATGTTCTAGAGGAGTGCCACTCCCACCGTGCTGAAAGAACGAAATACTTATTACTTCTTTATCTTACCGCAAATTTTCAAAGAATCAACTTCTTTTTTAGAGAAGTTTGAACATATAAATATATACAAATATATGAATACATTCAAAAAGATGGTGTCCCCACCAGAAATCATTTCTGGATGTTATCCACATTTTAGCTACGATAACATTGTTAAAAACTATTGTCAATGAGAATGTTTACAATTATCATCCGTACATTCTTCTTCGGGAATTTCCTTATCATACTCATCTGTCACATCATCCGTTGCTGAATCCCAATGTTCTTCAGCATGACAATTTGTACATAACACTTTACATTTGTCCAATTCTTTTTTTATTCTATCATGTAGTTCTTGACCAGGTTGCCATCCACTCCATTCTGGCCAGCTAAAAAATAATTTAAATTGTTTATCTTTTGAATTCGGGTTAATGTGATGAAAATCATAAATTGAAATAATACTCTTTGTAGAACATTTTTCACATCTATCTATTTTTTTATAATCAAGACACGCTTGTTTTTTATCTCTACGACGTTGACTCTGTTTGTGTTTCAAATCTGAAGAAAAATGGACTTTTCTATGACAATTTTTACATAATAATTCACATTTGTCCAATTCATTCTTTAATTGTTCTAAAGGTTTTCTTCTAAGATTGAACCAATTTTTGTCTTTTTGAGTTCTATCAACATGGTGAAAATCTAATGCGCCATTGGATTTATTATATCCACAATGGATACATTTTCCTCCTTTATAGTCAACCGCTTGTTGTTTATTTTTATTATAAATATTCTTATTCATGATAACTGCTTTTTCATGACAATCTTTACATCTCAGTTTATAAGTTCCGTCTGGATTTTGCATCGCTGATTTATTACCACACACTCTACAGAGTCCAAGGTTCTTTTTACGATTTTTCCAAAGTCCAGCATGACCTCTTGAGATATCATAATGTTTCTGACATAAAACATTATTTAGCAGTGCCTTTTCTGCACAATTAAAATATATACACTGTCCTCTTTCTTTACGATTGTTTGCAATCCAAACGGATCGTTCTTTTTTATTGTTAAAATGCATATTTTTATATATGTTATAATCATCATCTGACATATTCTTAGGACGTTTTATTTGCATTTTAACTCCACCGTGTTTTTCACAAAAACGTTGTGGTTTTTGTGTGTATGGATTAGGTAGGGTTTTATCTCCACATGTGGTACATTGTCCTCTGTCTAGTCTATATTTATAGAACCATTTTTGGCGTTCTACTGGACTAGTAAATGATAATGTTTTATAAATTTCAAAATCTTCGGATGACATTCCGTTTGGTATCGTAGTTCTAGAACGTGTAAGTATACGTTTTTGTATTTCTGGATTTTGAATAACGTTGTCAATTATATTTTTTACTGTAATATATGAAGTTTTGAAAGTTTTTAGAATATCCAATATTGAAACTCCAGATGTATATAAATCAATAATTTCTTTTTCTTGTTCCGGTGTTATTTTTTTTTTGTCTCGTATAGTTACACCGTTTCTAACTAAAATAGTAATGATAGTCCCTGCACTCACATTGAATTGTTTTGCAATCTGTGCGGCATTTAAAGGATTTTTTGTGTCTGTGTAAAGAGATACTATTTCTTTTTCTTGTTCCAGTGTTAATTTTTTTTTGTCTCGTATAGTTACACCGTTTCTAACTAAAATATTACTGATAGTCCCTGCACTCACATTGAATTGTTTTGCAATCTGTGCGGCATTCAAAGGATTGTTTTTATCCGTGTAAAGAGATACTATTTCTTTTTCTTGTTCCGGTGTTCCAAAGCGAGCTATTTCATTCAAAGACAATTCTTCCTTCAATAATTGAATGTGATTTATTTCATCTGCCGCAAAAAAATCTTTATATTTTATACAATCACACATAGTTTATATGGTTATAAATATGTATGGTTTTATAAATACGCTCAAAAAGATGGTGTCCCCACTAGGAATCGAACCTAGATCATCCGCTTAGAAGGCGGATGCTCTAACCATTTGAGCTATAGGGACATTATGATTTAAAGAACGATATCAACTTAACATTGAAGTTGAATTTAGTCAACACTTTTGTTTTAAAAAACTGGAGTGAATGACTTGTTTGGTACTTCAAGGAGAACGTCACCGTTATCTAGTACCAGATTGACTTTATCTTCGCAGATGGTTTCAATTTTGTCAACATTAAAAACGTCATTGCGTTGTAGATATTTTGGCCAGACTTCTTGGAGTTTGGTTTTATCTATGTCTACATCAATATTTTTCAATATTTTGATTTTCATATGTTTATGATAGTTTGACGGTTAATTTTGTCAATAAAAAAGTCTGGGTAAGTTTTTATTTTACCCAGACTTAGAAAGTTTTTATGTATTATTACTTATTTTAGTGTGAGTAGGTATTTTAGTTTTTGTAATTCGCTTAACATTTCATCTCTTATGTTTAATAAGTTTGTATCTGTTTCTTTTAGACCTTTAGGCAATTCGGTAACTAAAAATGATATATATTCTTCAATAAATTTATCGGGATCTTTGTCTGTAATATTGTATAATTCCACTTTGAAACCGTCTTTGTTCATTATTCGGGAATATTGTCCCATAAATTCTTCAATAAAAGTATCAATTAAATCTGTGAATTCATTATAAGCACCACCGAATGCTTGGTGTTGTGCATAACTATCTGTTTGAAAATGATATACTTTCAATTGGTTATGCAGAGTCAAGAATTTAGTTATTAAGTCCATACGATATAATTATCTGTGATATAAGATTTCTTTATTTTTTAATTCATCTTTTTTATTATTGTAATATACAGTAATAGAATTTATATGATTTGACCGAAAAGTTTCTATATCTTTCAATTGTTCTTTAATTATTTCCATTTTCTTACTTTTAGCTTCCATTACCACTTTATATAAATCATCATCATCAATTTTATCCAATTGTTTGGCGGCTATTTTTAATTTATCATTCAAATCCTTTTCAATTGTAATCAATGGATCAACAATAGAAACAATATTAGATAAATCATTTACTCTTTTAACATTGGTAACAAACCCCAAAGAAAATCCAACCGACAATACAATAAAAACAGCAGTCAAAACTGATATCCATTCTTTTCTTGTTAATTCAGGCAATAAATTTGATTTGACTTGAATTGGTGTTTTAACTGGTGTAACAGGTATTGATTGTGGTGGTTTAATTGGTGTAGATGGTGTAACAGGTGCTGGTTGTGGTATGCTTAAAGATACTTTTCCCATATATCTTATATGTTTTTATAAATTAGTATTTTGCAGTCCATCTTCTTGTTGCATTGGGATCAATTGGTTTCATTTGATTGGCTTGATGTTGTTGTGCCAATTTATCAACCATTGCGTCAATTTTGGATTGTTGTTGTGCTTTTCTTTGTTCTGCAGCAATTTCGTTTGCTTCAATTTGTCCTGCGCTCATACCGGGATTATTTGACATAATACCGATTGGTTTTAAACTTATGATTCCGCCTATTTGTCTCATATGATATTCCTTTGTTATAAATAAATAGGATTTATAATTGTTTTTACATTAAATTTAATATTATATATTTGTATATGGAAGAACAGCCATTACAGGCAACGAGTGTTAAGAAGACATATAAAATTGTAGCTACATTTGATTTGGATGTACCTGATGAAAACTATATGTTAGTTACGCATGAAAGAGAAGGATTGAGTAAAGATTTGATTGGATATACATTATCTTGTCAAAGATTGACTGTATATAGCAGTCAACATCCTAAGATAGGTAGATTTAGAAGAAAACCGGAGAATATTAAATGTGTATTTGAACGGTGTGATGAAAATTTAGACTACATGATTTAGATTATATTCTTTAACTATTCGGTCAATGTTATTTTCCACCATTACTATATAGTTACTGGAAGTATATTCATATAACGCATAAAATTTAGTATTTAATAATGGTTTTACTAATTTATACCAAAATCCGGGTGTTTTACTTATTAAATCGTGTAATCCGGTATACATGTTAAGATTGTGATATTTTTGAAATTCGTCAAATTCTTGATATAACTTATCTAATTTTTCTACATATTGTTTATCTCCCATTTGGCTTAACCAATCACCTAAAGCGACACAAGCACCTATATGGTCTATTTCTAAATTTTCTACTTTTTTAAAGTAATCCGTCACCATTATTAAATTACAAATTCTACTCTTTTCTTCTTCTGTTAATATATCGTCAAAATTATTACTTATAAAGTGACACCCTCGTTCTACATGTGTATTAATATATTGAGCACCAGTTCCATTTTCATCTTCTTTTGTTTTTAAAAAACCAATGTCATGATACATTGTAGCTACAACACCGCAAAAGAAATCCGATTCATTTTTTTCTATAATTTGTTTATCAACAATACCAGAATATACATCTAAGAATACTGTGGTACTTGTTAAAAAATGATATAAGTCGTGATATTTTGTTTCTAGTTTATGATATTCATCTGTCCCAAAATTACAAATGTCAACTAAGTAATTGTATAGTAGTATTAATCTTTCGTCTTCTTTATTGAATAGTTTTAAAGATGTATTTTTAATACTTCTGGGTGTTGCGAATCTCATAGAGCATTACTTTAGTCTTTTGATTTAAATCTTGATAAATCTAAATTAGGTAATGGTTTTTCTATATTTAGACCAGCTAATCTTTCATTTTGAACAACTAATTTACTGCCGCCAACTACTTTTCCATCTACAACGTCGTAAATAAAGAAAACTGTTTTAGTTAATCCTAATCTAACAATTCTTCCCGGCTTTCCGTCAACATATACGACATCATCGGTTTTGTAATCTGACCCAGCGAATATAAAAAATGAAGCGGCTAACTTTTCAATACTAGATTTGAATATCAAAATAACCAAGCCAGCTAAGAACAACCAGACATATTTGCCTGTCATATCTTGAGCGGTTGCTTCTAAAACATTTTGAGATATAGTGTGTATAGTATTTGTATCCATAAATTATTTAATCCACTTTTGTTCTTTTAGAATATCATCAATCAAATCTTTTTCGTGACTATCCATTTCATTATCAAATCTCTTCAATATTTCAGTTAAAACATAAGATTTTTTTGGTGATTCTTTTTGTTTTTCTTTAAGTTCTTGAATTACATCAACAATCTTAGTAAGTGGTGATTTGTATTCATCAACTTTGTCTTTTGATGTGAAATTGGCCAATTCAAATGCTTTTGGTGTTAATCCTTTAATTAAACTTAATATTCCGGAACCAATCATATTGAATATACTAAATGCTGCACCAGCAGCTGGATGTACACTTGCTAATATTCTTAATAAAGCAAATATTACAACAAATATGATAATTGCGGTTAAAGCACTAAAGAAAAACTTTTTAAGTCCCCAGAAAACCGCATTTAAACCAAACATACCACCCATACTATCAATGGTTGCTTGTTTTTCATCAGAATCTTTGGCAACTTCTTTGGCTTTATCAGTCATTTGCCAAAGTTGGTCATCATATTGATTCTTTAATTCTTCTTTTTCTTTTTGTAATTTATCAATTACAGTATCTCTTTGACCCAATAATTCTCCACCCTTCTTTCTTTCTTCTTCTATAGATGAATTAAGTAAATCAATTGTAGCTTTGATTCTTTTGATTTCGTCCAAATGAGGTGAACCTACAATGCTAATAACTCTTTCATTTAGATTCTTTGCAGTTTCTACTTGAATAGATGTATTTGTAACTTGTTGTAATGAATATTGAATACCTTGGGCTAATACTGCGGTTTGTATTTTTTTACCCTTATCATTTTTGACTAATTCATCAGATGTAGTGTCTATTTTCTTTTCTTGTTTGGCAATTGCATCTTGTGCGACACTTACTTGTTTGCCAGGAATAACTGCGGTAGAACAACCTATTAATAAAAACGAAAATAGAATTGGGGATAGAAACTTCTTCATAGTAATTATAAATATACTTTTTATAATTAAAACGAGCACTTTTTATATCTTACAAATTGATATATAATTTCTTACCATCTTTACCACTATATTTAAATCTAGTAACAGGAACAGATAAACTTAATCCTTCTTTAATATGTGGAAATTTACCCTTTTGAACATATGCAAGTGTCATATGTGGTTTATAATCTGTATACTTATCTTCATTCTTATAACAATCGCATCTGCGTCTTATTTCAGATAGTATTTCATTTTTTTCCACATCAAACTTAACCACATCATATTTTTCATTTTGAAATTGAGTCAATCCAGTTAGTTTAATGATAAATGGTTTGATGCCTTGTAGGATAGTGGCTAAATTGGCCCTTGTTAAGTCAGGAGAATATCCATACTTAGCTGTTATATGCGGTTCATCATCATAACCATAGGAATTGTCATTAGGATCTGTATAAAGAATTTGCGGTGGTATTACTGTTTTACCAAATTTAATTATATGTGGTCCTCTGGTTGGTTCAACTATAGCCATCAAACAACCATATTCATTGTGTCTATTTTCTGTAATTAATTTCATTCAATTCCTTGATCTGTTAATAACTTTAGTTTAACCCCACTCAAATTCCATATACAACCACTTGCAATATCCCAACCATAATACCAGGTATATTGATATCTAGCTTCAAATTGATAGGGATTAATTTCTATACCATCATACTTACTAGCAACCTTCTTCCAATCAATTGTTCCGGCATTAATTCCTCCAATTAAACTGGCTTGATATTCACGGTTAAATTGCATCAATTCCATATGCGTCTTTATTTGTAGTACATTAGTATTTCCAATATCAATGCTATAAATGTATTTACCAATCCATTCTGGCGCCTCATTTCTACACCAATCAATCCATTCACTACCAAAACCATACCAAAATCCGGTTGGTTTAAGTTCATCTTTTTGTGTAAATGTTCTGGGTTCTAATTCAAATGGTTTTTTTGACATATGAATACGCATATCATCTGTCAATTCCAATTCATTTATTAATTGTGTTAGTTTAATCATAAAATTACATTACAAATATATCACCAGTATTTGCTCCCAATACATCATTAATAAAATATGGTATTGTATTTGCAATCATATCTAATTTTTCTTGTGCTTCAGATAAGTTTTGTGTACTTGCAATACTTTTACTACCATATGGACCATAACCAACCAAAATGTTTTTGGTTAGTGGTTTGAATGTAATTTTACCGTCTTTTAAATACTGTACAAACAATTCATAGTAAAATTCATATGGTCTAAGATGTATTCTACCTTCTCTTGCACTACGCATTGTACCAATAGCATTAAACAATCTACCCTTAGCCAATTCATGTGTTCTTATCTTTTTGTAATCATTATCATATGTTCTACTTACTTTTTGTTTACCATAAATAGCAAGTAATTCATCAAATTCATTATCTATCCATTTGGTATAGTCTTGAAATTGTGGTGTTCTATTCATTGCGTGTCCAACTCTATGAACAATTGTCCACGCAGTCATAGGAATTTTATCAGCAGCGGTATTGCTTACAAAGAATACAGTGATGTTATCACTATTTATAGTTTTATCACCCAATTCTTCATGCGTCAATCCTAAACCTTCTGGAAATGGTTTAAAGATAAATTCATAAGGCACTTTACCTTTTTCACTAAATTGTCTTAAACCAGGCTTGTTAACAAAATAAAAATCAAAGTCAACTTCAGTGTTCTTCAACATATCCGTTACTTTTTGTACAGTTGTTGGATGACTTACTGCAACTCTGTCTCTAGTATCTTTGTATGAAGCACCCTTTTTAAAATCACCGATAGTTGTATAAGTACCTATAGGTGCTTCATTCAATAAGTCAATCAATTTAATCATACTTCAACAATTCTTTTTGCAATATCCGCAATAGCTTTTTGTTGTTTAGGAAAGATTTCCATTGGAAAAATCTTGTCTACCCATTCTCTAAATACAGATTTGTCTCTGAACTTTTCTGGTAATACGTTCAAATCATCAAAGTGATAATCATTGTTGTGTTTAATCATACCAATATTTTCACCATCACTTTGTACCTTATATCCTTGTATCATTGCATTAGCAACAAAATCAATGCTAGCTGGTAGATACCTATCAGCTGGTTCTTTATTTGATTTACCCTTGATTTGGTGAATAGTCTTTTTATTGTCATCTGATTCAATGGTGACGTGTGAACGGTTCTTGTTATCCCAAAGTGAATAAATGTCTTTATTTACATAAGCAGGTCCACCAACGCAATGTCCCATGAATTTACCTTCAACAACTTTTGATTCTGGTGATAACAACTTAACCCATTTCATTCCACCTAATTGTTTGATGTCTTTATAATCTTTACCTCGTACCAATTTTTTCTTTTCAATATCTTCTTTTTCATTATCATTTAAACCAGATTTCATATCCTCGTCCCATTCTTGGACTTTTTGTTTGATGGTTTTATATGATTCTCTATCAATCTTTCTCAAGTCATTTGGTTCAAGTGTAGCAAAGTAATCAACTGTATGACCAATTTCATCTACAACATCTTCTGGTAAATCACCCGTAAAGTCCATAATGTCTGGTTTATTCATCCATTCTGGTTCACCGTCTTTGTATTCATGTTTCTTGATTGCGTTTTTCAAGTCAACATCATCTTCTTTGACGGCTTTGATATATTGTTTCAAGAACCAATTTCTTATTTTATTGGTTTCACTGCCTGCAAATTGTGGAATTTCTTTATCATCCAATACGGAATTGATGGATGTAATCAAGTCTGTGAAATTTGTTAAATTGGCTTCTGTTAGTAGTCGCTTCATATGTTATAAATATTGTTGAAAATTTTATTATTGTTACTAAATTACACTATGGTTACTTTACCCGTGTTACATACTTTTCTTACTTCTTGTTCAGTTAAATGATAGTCGTTCATAAAATTATGAATCACAACAATGTCTGCTTGTTTTGGAAATCCTTTTAGTGATACAATAGGATTGTGTCCACAATTAAAAGTACCGCCAACTATTTCTGGTGCTCCTGTAAAATCTTCAAAATCATTGAAAGCTACATTCAATGCTCTACATCTAGTTGGTAATCCCACTAAAGACTTTATCCTACAATCTATTAAAGTATATATACCCCTTTGATTTTGTGTAAGATGTTCCAATGATTTTAGTGAACCTGCCATTATTTTTATTTCTGAAATATTAGTTGGCATATGTTTTAAGCTGGTTAATCTAATATTACCTACACAAGTTAGTCTGGTAACATTAGGCGGACAACCTTCAAAATCAGGAAATTTACCACCAACTTTTAAAGTTGTTATGAAATTTTGTTTGATACCCTTTAAACTAATTAGAGGATTACGCATTAAGTCTATATTTTCAGTTACAAGTTCAGGAAAATTATTTAATGTGGTTAAACCATTGCCTGATAATATCAATGAACCATCAATATCAATACCATTTAATATTTCTGGTATTTCTTTCAAATAAAGCATGCTTAAATTTACATCTCCTTTTATATATTTTCCCATATTATTAATTGTTAAATTTGTATATTTCTTGGGTCAGAAAGTCGTACTGCACCAGATATTCTGCATCTTTTGTGAAGTTCTCTTTCAAAGTAACTACGTTGCATCATTAATTGATTGTTAAATATAGGTGAAAGTGTCATGATACAATCACCGTCAATTACTGTAGGAAATCCGTCTAAATCCTCTAAGTTATTGTATTTACAGCGAAAATTGCCAGTAATATGTGTAGGACATCCAATCAATGTTTTTAACTGATTACTATTGATATTTAAATGATGACACTTTGTTGGCATACCAAGCAATGAAGTAATTTTATTATTTCCTAAATTTATAAGAACCCCTTGTTCTATACTGGGGAAATTATCTAAAGATGATAATGAACACTCTTGTATAATCAAATTGCCATTTGTATTAATTTTCTTTAAATTACCTTTTAAACTATTAAATTCATCCACATATGTTATAGTCAATGATGTTACTATTTCTGGACATCCTTCTAAGTTTTTAATATTTGTGATACTAACCTCAAGATAAGCTGCTTTTTTTTGTTTAATTCCAACTAAACTTCTAATTGGATTGTTACTTAAATAAATTGTATTACAACTCAATGGAAAATTATTTAGATTTTTTATACTATTACCATCAATATTAAACCGTCCATCTTCAATTACCACATCATTTAATATTGACGGTATTTCTCTCAAATAAAGATTGTTTAAATTTACATCTCCAGTTATTTTTTTCATATAATTATTCAATACTAATACCTCTACCTACACTACACATATCTTTTATAGTTGATATAAGTATATCTCTATCATTTTTAGTATAATCAGGGAATATTCTTAACATATCATCCATAGACAAAAATAAAGTGCCTCCTATTATAGATGGCAATCCTTTCAATGATTGTAAGTTTTTTAATGCCATAGCATAAAAATTTCTGCCAACATTAGTTGGACCACCTTCAAATGATGTAATTGGATTTGAAGCACAATCATAATTAGATTTTACAATATTAGGACCACCTCTTAATGAAGTAACATTGTTATTTGCAAAGAAAAATTCATAAAATTCAACAGATTCAAACCCATATCCACTTAAATTACTAATACTGTTGTTATTAAATGACAATGATTTATTATTATTTAATATTGATGATGGTAATCCGTTTAAAGAAGTAAGTCTGTTATCGTCCATAGTCAATCTTGGGCCAATTAATGTAGCTATACCATCTAAAGAAACAAGTTTATTACCACTACAGTTATAATTTCCTTGAACTTCTTCAGGTCCATACTTTAATCCACTTCCCAATCCTAATAAATTATCATCACAAATAAAATTTCCTTTGACAAATGATGGTGCATTTTTCAAAGATCTTATCTTATTATTCTGAATGTCATATGCACCATGACAAGCATACATTGCAATATTATCAGGAATTTCTTTCAAATGTAGTCCTTCCAAATCTACATAATCATAAAGATGTTTTCTTTTCATACTCTACGATATCCTCCTTGATCATTTGGTTCATATTCTGGTTCATCCATTTCTATTTCTGGATTTTCTTCTACATCTTCTTTGGTTTTATAAATGTCACCTTGTATTTTACAAATTTTTCTTATTTCATCATATAAAGCATGAGCTTTTGATGTTCCCCCATCATTTTGTGGAAATAATATACTGCCCAACGGTGTATTACCTAAATACACATTACCAGTAACTTCTTTAGGAAATCCTTCCAATGAATTTATTTCAGTATCATGCAGATACAAATCACCACCAACATATTTTGGCCCACCTATACAATTTGTAATAGATAACCATAACGCTTCAAAATCACCCTTAATATGTTCAGAACAACCATTTAATGTTTTAAGACCTGGATTATTATATATTGACAATTTACCAAAAACTTTTGTGGGTAAACCAACTAAAGATGTAAGTTGATTACTAGATAAGTCAATATTTCCAGTATTAATAAGTGGTGTGCTAAAATTTGGTATTCCACTTAAATCTCTTAAACTACAATTATTTGCATTTAAACTCTTAACTTCTTTTGGTCCTCCTACAAGCGATTTTAAGTTTTTATTATACATACATTTAAACATACCGACAACTTTTACCGGACTATTGTTTAAACTTTTTAAAACATTAAAAGAAACATCAAAGTCACCTTTAATATGAACACCATTAAGAATTTCTGGTATTTCTTTTAAATAAAGATTGCTTAAATTTACTGAACCATCAATATGCTTCATGAAGTATAAATATTATACTAATTGTCTTTCCATCAATGATTCGTACCATTTCCTACCATCAACACTTAATCTACCATCCCACTTCAAATAATGTAACCGTTGAAGTTCTTTAACCATTGCAGTTGCATAACCCCTTCTACGACATTCATGATTTATATTAATAAATTCAATATAAACCGTTTCAAACTCTAATAACGGTTTATAATACTTACAATGTCCTAACGATTTTCCAAAATCATCTAATATATTACAACTAAATATATCTCTTTGTTCTTCTGATTCATAACCTAGATATTGATGACTAAATTTCATTCACTATTTTTAGTTTACATAAGCTCTTCAGCCTGTGTAATCAAATCATTCATGTAGATTTGTGCTTTTTGTCCACCTAAAAGTATTTCTTTTATCTTATAAATTTTTTCTTTATAAAACAATTTCTTTATGAGTGGTAACAGTTCAATTTTATTTGTTGGAACCAAATTTCTCAATCTCTTTTCCAATGCTGGACCTGCCATGATTTGTTTGGTTTCATCATCCATTGTTTCAGTATCCAGTTCTTCTTGTGAAGCAAGATCCATACTGATATAATCACCAAATCCTTTAACTAATTCATGTACTAAATATGGAAATGTCATTGCTCTAACTTTAATTGTATATTTGTCACCAGTTGGAATTACTTGTTCACTACCTACCGCAGCCATATTAACAATATCACGGGTGATTGGGAAGTCAGGTGTCAAATAGTATCCAATTTGCGTAATTGCTGCTAATACACCATATTTCTTTGATAGGTTAGGACTCAATGCGTCTAACTCATCTGAAATAGTATTAAATAAGAATAGTTTGTTTACCGCATCACCTTGCGTCATATAGTTAGCAAGTGTTCTTCTTAACTTACCTTCAGTATCACCACCCAAATCTGTATTTAATTGTATATTAAGATTTTCTGCAACAGTTAAACCGTTATCCATTTCTTCATCCATTTTATCTGCGGTAACTGATTTTGTTAAATCTGCATTGCCCAACTTGGCATCAATTATAACATCTCCATCTTCTACATGTTGTTTAATTAATTTGTTTTCTGTCAAATCTAACACTAAATTTACAGCAATTTGTTCCAATTGTTGTTTCATTCCAGATTCTGCTCTTTTAATATCATTTAGAGCTTTAATTGCCAACATAACCATTGTTGGATAGTTAGGGAACTTAGCTTGAATTTCACTTACACTAATACCAAGATAGTAAGCTACTCTTTTTACATTTTGTTGATAACTTTCACTGGTAATAATTTCCAAGTATCTATCTGCTTCTGGTCCTAAGTCTGGTAGAATTTGTTCTACATAATCTTTTTCGTTTTCAATTTTGGCTCTTTTGCTTGGGTCAATTAAATCTGGCATATCATCACCAGTATCAATCTTTTCTGTTAAACCCTTTCTTTGATTCAAGAATGCTTCTACATCATGACTCAATGCTTTTGGTCTTGGTGCAATACCAGGTCTGGTTGGTCTTAATGGATTGGGTCTTTTATCTGGCTTAGATGGTGTAGGTGGTTTTTCTGTTGGTCTAGTAGGTGGTTCAATGGTAGGAGCAGGTGATGCATCCATTACTTCTTCTACCAACCGCATAATTACATTCTTTAAGTTCTTATCCATATCTGTATAAATATTATGAATATAATAAAAAACCCGCTTATTTCTAAACAGGTTTAAATTTAAACTTTATTGATTACCAAGTTCTTTTTGAATTTGTTTTCCTAATTCAGTTAATATAAACAGTGGTTCACCTTCATCATTATGTCCTGATACTTTAACAATACCATCTTTAAGCAATTGTTCCATTGATTCTTTTACTTCTGCAAGTGCAATTTCACTATAAATCTCTTCTGCTTCTTCAAGCGAACATTCACAATCAGTCATAATAATATTAAGACATTCTTCTTTTTCTTCTCGCTTAATTTGTTGTTCAACTTCATTGGTGTCTAATTTAGAACAATGTTCAAGAAAACCGTCAATTGTTCCTGTGTATGATTCAGATGCGTTATTTTTGCTCATATTTAATTACCTGTAAAGGTTACCAGATAAAGTTACCGAAGTCAATCTAAAATTGTAAAATTATTCCTGCTCATCAGTCCATTGTGATTTTTTACCAGTGTCTTCTACAGAAAACTTAAATTTAGATTTTCCCTGCTTGATGCGCTTGTTGCGCTTATCAAAACTACTGTTGCGTTTATACTTGTCTTTGTAGCTCTTTCCCATATTCTATATTAATTATTAAAGTTAAAAATATTCAACCGCCTATTGCGCTTAATAACTAGTTTATTATAAAATCTTCCTGTTAATTTTAATTCAGAAAAGTTTAGAAATTAAACTCTGCAGGAATAATAGCTGGCTTAATAGCTTTGCTAGCATCATATGGAATAATTGAATCAGCGACTGTTTTAATTGCATATAAATAACCATATTCGTTATGTGTTTCTTTGCGGTTTTTGATTTGTTTCTTTAGATTTTCAATCAATGTGTCTTTAGTGTTCTTCATACTTTTTTACCTTACCACAGGTTTTTCTAAAAGTCAACCTGAAATTTTAAAATTTGTAAAAATCTCTATATTTAATTGACATTTTCTTGGATTCATACAAATCTCTTCTGTATTTTTGTATCATGTCAACCATATCTTTTGCTCTAGGATTGATACTCAACACTTTAACCACATCTTGAATGTTTCTTGGTGTAAATTTATTGATTATACCAGCAAATTCTGGTCCAAAAGATCGTTGTTGCATGTAATTAGGATTATACTTAGCATTATACATTTTTAATGATGTTAACAATATATCATTAAAATTTGTATCTTGTAATTGATTTGTTTGTCTTTTAATTACAGTATATGGATTACCATTATCTTGTGTTACAATCAAAGCACCTTTTATGATATCATCCATATTTGATACATCACTGTTTTTTAACACTTCTTTTGCTAAGTCAAGATAAACATTTTGGTCATATGTTGTATCACTAATTAAATTCTTTAAATTTCTACTTCTAACATCAGGACGAAAATCATCATCATCTACTCCTTGATTAGATATACAAGCACTCCATAATTCACTTAAAAAATCATTCCAATTACCATCTTGAATTTCATCTGCAAATTGTCTTGACATTACATCACCAAATTCATCTTCATCCAAATCTGTATCTGCATCCAAATACTCAACCGTAGCATTATATAATTGTTGTAAAATAATATCTTTACCGTCTTCTGCAAATCTATCAGATGCTAACTGATAATAATAATCCTGTTGTCTTTCAGGTGGATTGTCATCATTAAAATAATTCATCAAGTCATCAATTAAATCTTCTGGTAATTGATTTAAATAATTGATTTGTTGGTCACGGGATAATTTATCATCATTAGTATTCCATAAATTTACATGTGGTATTAAATCTGTGATTTTATCCAGTTTATCAACACTCTTAGTACGCCAAAATTGTTCAGATGCATTACCAACAATTGCAACTTTGAATAAAAGATGGTCTGGTTTCTTAGTTCTATCTTTAATCATTACTATAGTGTTTGCATGATAATACTCTTTCCAGTATTTTTCATTGCTTGTACTTATACACCAACTGGTACCACCACCAAAATATCTACTTGCATCATGTGTTTGTGGTGAAACTACCAACCATCTTTTATTATCTTCAATTGTTGTAGTATTAGCTTTGATTTGAGCCATCTTACCCATTTGTACTTCTTTACTTCTCTTTTGTAAGAAATCCAAAAATGTGCCGTAATCTTTAAAACTATACAAATCTGTTGAACTACCAACTTTATTATATATTTCCAGATTTTTAAACAAATCTACATCATTGATATCTGGTTCTGTCATTAAGATTTTACCAATCCACATCAAGTTCTTATGATTTTTACTAGTATCTCTATCAACAATCTTTAGAATATAATCAATACTGAACCTTTTTCTCAATAAATTCTTGAAATCATCAACTCTGCTTTCAATCAAAATGTGTTCAAACAATGTCATATTGTTATAAATATAAGAATTATTGGGTTCCTGATTGTTTTTTAGCTGCTGATTGTTTAGCAATATCCAATTTGCTTGGTAATTCAAATGATTTTTGTTTTATAATATCAGCAGGTTCTTTTGGCATTGGTACTTTGGTTCTTGGTTCATTCATTTTAAACACTGTAAACTTAATTTTGCCTGATAATCTTGTAGCAACCATTCTTTCACCGTAAATACTATCTAAAATGACTTTATTTTTGCTCTTGGCTACACGGGGTAACAATAAGAAATAAGATATCCACTTCAATACTCTATCTGCAATATCGGAACCCAAATATCTAAATTCAATAGTTTTATGTTCCGCAAATGCTGCAATGTTTGTACCATGATTACGGTCGAAATTACTCATTATCTCTTTTACTTGTGCGTTAGTAAGAATAAAAGACTTAGGAACAGTTTCTTCTGCATCTGGTTGTCTACGCATATAATCATAAATTCTACCGAAAATAGCATTGCTCAAACTTCTTCTAAACTTAGCATATGAACTAAAATCTCTATCCAAACTAACTTCAGATTGAATTGCTTTTTCATCAACCAATGTACTCATAGCCAATAAATCAAATACATCAAAATCTCTGGGTACTCCTATATGAATATGCATTCCAGTCTTACCATGTGTTGGCTGGTTACTTATCCAATTTCCTACTTTGTTAATAATATCAAAATCATGTCCAGTTTGACTCATATGTCTACTTCTCATTTCAACATTGGGTCCATCTTCACCAACTGCCCATGTATCTTTATCTGCTTTATCATCTTTTCTTACATTTTCACCAAGACTTTCCAAGAAATCATAAGCATCTTCAATTCCTTGTTCAGCATCTATAATCTTATATTCATCTTCACCAATATAATCCGTCCAAGTACTGCTTCTTATTAATAAACTTATAAATTCATCCGCATAATCATCACGGTTTCTTCTATCCCAATATTTATAATCATTATCCACTTCATTTTTTGCATCATCATATTTTTCATATGCTTGATTATATTCTTCTTCATTAGCATAATCACTTTCAACGGGTGCTGCGACATATTCTTCAAATGTATCTATACTCATTGGTCCATATTCCGAATTGAATTTATCAACGGTATCCAATGTTCCATGTCGTCTTACCCAATTCGCAACTTCACTGTTTCTTTGATTGTCTAACCATTCATAATAACCATCTGTAAATCCACTATCCGTACCAAACATTTCTCTTAATTTAGCAGCAATTTCATCTCTTGAAAGTACATCATTTTCCGTCACTGGTTCAAATTCAAACTCTACACCAAATGTATATTCAGCCATTTCATCATACTTAGCTCGTAATGATTGTTCAATGTCAGTTGCTTTATCAAATGGTACAGCTTCAAGCAATGTTTCTTTTATTAATGCTTTTAATTCTTTGACGGTCATAGACTATAAATATAACAGTATATGCTAATGTATGCTATTTTTTGATTGATTGTATTAGATTAAATAAAACAACCCTTTTGAATTATAAACTACAATTCTAATCTTGGTGTCATTATCTTTAATGATACCAAGTTTATCTGAAATTTGAAATGGACCTGGATGATTACTTGTACGAACACCCATGACTTTATCTTTTATTTTATATACATCCAAATCTGTATTAACAACACTTGCGTGATATTGTCTTCCCAAAGGTATCATTTTCATAATGGTTTATTTGTTTTTGGTTCTGCTTTTGTTACTCTACTTGATGGAAATTCTTTGTTGCCAAAGTCACTGCCATGTAAACTATATAAGTGCATCACTACACCGTGTTTTACAACCACATCTCCTAAATCATTCACTAATACATATGCGGGTCTATCATATTTCAACATTACAGCTGAACTAACCAATAAATGATTTGTTTCACCAGCATCCATTACTCTTTGAGCATAATTGATGCCGTCACCACTTATATTCAAATTACCATTGATATCCTCCATTGGAATTACAGGCCCACAATGTACACCCATTCTCATTTGTAAGTCGGGTCTATCCTTTACTGCCTTAGCTATAGCAACGGCACAATTCATTGCATCTTCCAAATAAGTGAAAAATCCCATTACCATACCATCACCAGTAGGTAATATAATTAACTTCTCAAGAGCATTAGCAGTCTTATATTGCATTGTTGATTTAACTAATACACCCAAATCTTTACATGCTTTCTTTTGTTCATCCGTAGTCTTCTTACTATACGCAACAATGTCCATAAAGAATATATAACCTTCTTGTTCTACATCCAATTGCAATCTACCTGATTTGACTTCTATATCAACTTGTTCAACTTTCTTGACAATTTGTTTAACGGGTTTAATGACTTCTACTTTCTTTTCTTCTTTCTTTTCTACAACTGGAATATCTTTAAGTTTCAAAAAGTCTTTCCAGTTAATCTTCTTTGCTGGTGCATCTTTCTTTTTTGGTTCTTTTGCAGTTTGTTCTGATTCTAGTTTTTTTATTGCTTCTTCTTCACGATTACGCTTTTCAATGAATAACGCAATTTGTTTCTTAACTTCATCTGTAATATAAATGTTTACATCTTTACCGTTACCACCTGTGTCATGTTTCTTCTTTCTTAACGCACCTTTGGCTTGTAAATAACTTTGCATTTCTACATTACCTGTCTTGAATGCTATGTCTAACGGAGCAATTTCACCCTTAAAATCTGCACCATTAACATTTGCGCCCAAATGTACCAAAAACTCCGTCATATCAACATCGTTAGCATTAACAGCATAATGTAATGGCATCCAACCATTCTTTTCATCTCTACCATTAATTTTACCATCTTTATCAAAAAATGATTGTACACCTTCAAAATCACCTGTTTCAGCACAAAAATGAATATTAACACCACCGGAAGATTTAGCACCGTTTTTATTTAACAACTTAACAATTTCACCTCTATTAACATTGGATAACACATCTATTGGATTGTTTTTGCCTAAGAAATCTTTCTTGTTGACATCAGCACCTTTAACAATTAAATATTCAACCAAGTGTTTTTGTCCATAATTAACCGCATAGTGTAGTGCGGTCCAACCTTTACCAGCGTCAACTTCATTGATATCTTGTTTTTTACTCAACATTTCTTCAATAGAAACAATATCACCATTCTTAGCAGCCAAATGAAAACTGCTACCACTACTATACTTCCCTCCTCGTTGTTGCAATAATTCTGAAATAGGTTTAAACCCCTTTTGTTCTGATATATCTAATGCGGTATTTTTGCTTGTCCAATCTTTTACATTTACATCCGCACCACGATTTAATAACAATTTGACTATTTCTATTTGATTTTCTTCTACCGCAACAACCAATGGTGGATTACCAGTGTCATCATCCCTTTGATTGACATCCACTTTCTCTTTTTCTATACAATTGTAAACATTATCAAATAATCCTCGTCTTATATGTGTAAAAATATTGATTGCCATAATTTATTTTTTAAAATTGTTAACACTATTGACAATATAAGTTAATAACAATTAGGAAAAATAAAACAATATCAATTCGTCAATATAAATATAAAAAATAAAACAGGACTTATTATAAATAATAAAAAACCGCTTAGACTTTTAAATCTAAGCGGTAAACAATAATGAATAATGAACGGAAACAAATTAATCGATTTTACTCTTACCTGTCTTTAACATGAAATTAGCAGCTTGTTTGGCTAAGTTCAAATCCTTAGCAGATTGTGTATTGCCTCTCTTTTCCGCATCAGCGGCTCTTCTGGACAATTGAACCGCATCAAATGCAGTCAACCTATCCTTTGGTGGTGCAACCTTGGCCAAATTCTTTTTAATTGGCTTCTTGACCAACTTCTTTACTGGAGCGGGTTTTGATGCAGCCTTTGGTTCTGGTGCCTTTGTTGCCTTTGGAGCTTCGGACTTCTTTTGTTTCTTTTCTTCCAAAGATTGTTGGATTTCACAAACACATTCTTTAATCAATGATTTTAATTGTTGCTTAGTCATATTACATATAAATATAACCAGGATAACTAACCAATTAATTTTTTATTATTTATTTATTGGGAGCCCCCCTCCCCCCACCAAAACAAAAAACCCTCAATAAGGTTAATTATTGAGGGTTGTAACTTAGATTAGTCTGAATGTTTGATTACCTTTTCCTACTATCTTACCACTTTTATCTATTGTAGTATTTGATTTAGTGTAGTATGATCCTTTGTAATTGTTGTTACGATCACTAATTCGTGTTCCGTGACAAGTCTTATCAACAAAACCAACCACATTCATTTTACCATCTTTAATTGTTTCTCGGCTCATATGTTTTAATTAAATTTATCCATTAACGGGTGATATTCTACTTTACGACGACTGTACCGTTTTTCAGTCGCTGAAATTGGTTCACAAACAAACATTTCATTGTTAAATTTAACCAATACACTGTTATAATGATATTCAAACAACATAACTTCAATAGCTGGTTTAATTTCTTCCTTGTCAAGGAAAGGAATTACGATATCATTCTTTTGAAATGAATTGGATTGAACATTGCGGTTAGTATTAAAACTAATGGGAATCATTTCAGCAATCATATATTTGTCTGTTAGTTATCTAAAGAAAGATCACCGTCATTCAAACTATCAAGGTTAGTGAGTCGCAAATTAACTCGTTTACGCATCTTTTCTTCAATTTCAACACCATTAGCAAAAAAGAATCGTTGAACCACTGGAGTTTTACCATTTGCTCGATGACAACGTCCAAGTGCTTGAAGAGTGTTAATTGCACTATAACTAGGATTAATCAGAGTGTGACGGGGATAATTACCATTCAAGTCATGAAGACTAACACTGGCAGAACCAGCGGCAACCATAACCAAACAAATACGTTTAATATCAGATTGAAACTGTTCAATTTCATTATCTCGTTGTTTTTGAGTTTGTCCACCAACAATTTTAGCAATCTTGCCAGAATATTTGGCACTATCAAGACGTTTTTCAATTGCTTCAAGAGTTTCACGGAAGTTAATAAATACAACAGGACTAACTCCTTCATCATACATATCTTCAATCCAAGAAACCATTGCAGGAACCTTAAGAATTTCACTTTGACGACGAGCCTTCATAATAATAGCGAAGTGGTGTTCGCTATATTCCATAGAAGATTCATCCAAGTTCATCAACTCATATTCCATTTCATTATAAACGGATTGGAGTTTAGCAGTATTGGAACCAAGATCAAAACCGTCAGCAATAACTTGGTTATCAGGAAAGATATTGCCAAAGTCCTTACGATTCATGCGGTTAGCACAACCAAGAGTGTTAAACAGTGTAT